AATAAAAAAAAGTGTAAATTTTTTAAGTTTATTTTTTAAAATTCAAGCCTGTATGAGAGCTGCTAGCAAACTATTTGAAAGACCACTTGATATTCCTGCCATATCTAATAAAAGATTATACTTAAAACTATATGAATCAAATATTGACCCACTTGTTCGTTTTATTCATTGTCAAAACCTAAACCCATCTGGTTGGATTGAGCTTAGAAAAGGTAAATACTCTATTCCTGACCATAAAGTTTCAAAATGTCAGATTGAATTAGAAGCAGATTGGCAAAATGTCTTTTTCTTAGAAAAGCAAGATATTGCACCATTAATGATTGCAAGTTTTGATATTGAATGTACGAGTAGCGATGGAAGCTTTCCTAAGGCAGAAAGATTAGGCGATAAAGTTATTCAGATTGGAACAACTATTCATCGTTTCGGAGAAAATGATTGTTTCTTGAAACATATGATTACATTGGGAAAATGTGACCCAATTGAAGGTGTAATGGTAGAATCTTATGATACTGAGGAAGAAGTACTTCTTGCCTGGACACGTTTTATAAATCGTTTGGACCCCGACATTATTACTGGATATAATATTTGGGGTTTTGATTTCAAGTATCTTTATCAGCGGGCAAAGCTTTTTGAGATTGCTTCTAAATTTTCAGAGATTGGTAGATTGAAAGACAAGGAAGGACAAATGATTGAGAAGCAACTACAGAGTAGTGCACTTGGCCAAAATTTCTTATACATTTTAGAGACTGAAGGTCGTGTACAGATTGATTTGATGAAATTAGTTCAGAAGGATTATAAATTGGATATGTATAAGTTAGATTTCGTTGCAAATCATTTCTTAAAATCCAACAAGGTAGATTTGAGTCCAAAAGAATTGTTCAAAAAGTATAAGGAAGGAACACCAGAGGCAATTAAAGATATTGCAGTGTATTGTGTTCAGGATTGTGCACTTTGTAATAGATTGATTGATAAGTTAGATGTTATTACTGGTAATATTGGTATGTCTAATGTTTGTTTCGTTCCTTTCTCTTGGCTTTTTACAAGGGGTCAGGGTGTAAAGATTTTCAGTTTGGTTGCTAAACAATGTCGGAAGGAGGGATTCTTGATTAAGGTTGTAAAAAAGGAGGAAGACGATGGTTCATATGAGGGTGCGATAGTATTGGTTGCTACTCCTGGTATTTATCTTAAGCCGATTTCTGTAACGGATTATGCGTCACTATACCCGAGTAGTATGATTAGTGAAAATATCTCTCACGATTCAGTGGTTTGGATTAAGGTATATAATAAGGAGGGAACCTTATTGAGTGAGTGGGGCAATAAAGAGTATTACGACTTACCCGAATATAACTATAATGAGATTGAATATGATAATTTTGAAGGAAAAGGTGATGATAAAGTAATTACTGGTAAAACCATTTGCTGTTTTGCGGAGCATAAGGATGGTAGTAAGAATGCAATTCCTCGTATTTTGGATACACTTCTTTTTGCTAGAAGGCAGACAAGAGCAAGTGCAAAATATAAGGAGGTATTCTTTAAGGATGGTACTAGAACATCTGGTGATGTAAAAGAGAATGATGATAAAATATTTGTGACAAAATATAAAGAGAAACCGGAAATATATGACAAGAGTGAGGTAGTAGAAATCAAGGATAAATATAATCCTTTCCAACAGAATGTATTAGATGGATTACAATTGGCGTATAAAATTACGGCGAATAGTTTATATGGTCAGATTGGTGCAAAAACAAGTCCAATCTGTTTTAAGGAATTGGCGGCTTGTACAACTGCAACAGGCAGGAGTTTATTGAGGTTTGCAAGAGACCATACTGAGAAGATGTATCCTGGTGCAGTTTGTGTATATGGAGATACGGATTCTATCTTTGTAGATTTTACAAAATATATGAAGGATGTCTTAGGATTAGATTTGAAGGGAAAAGAGGCATTAAAGAAATCTATTGAGTTAGGAATTGAAGCTGGTGAAGAAGTAACAAAGCATTTGAAGAAACCGCACGATTTAGAGTATGAAAAGACGTTTTATCCTTTTGTACAATTAGCGAAGAAGCGTTATGTTGGTAATTTGTATGGAACAAGTACAGAGAAATTTTATCAGAATTCTATGGGTATTGTTTTGAAGCGTCGTGATAATGCGCAGATTTGTAAGAAGATTTATGGTGGCATTATTCATATTATTTTGAATGAGCAGGATATTCAGAAGGCAATTAATTTCTTTATTGATAGTGTGAAAACTTTATTAGAGGGTAAAGAGGATTTGCAGAATTTGGTGATTACCAAGACTTTGAGGGCGGAATATAAATCACCGGAATCAATTGCTCATAAAGTGTTGGCGGATAGAATGGCGGAAAGGGACCCAGGTAATAAGCCTCAGTCAAATGATCGTATTCCGTTTGTGTATATTCAGACGAAGGAGAAGAAGGGAGAGAAAGTATTGCAGGGTGATAAAGTAGAGCATCCGGAATATATTAAACAGAATTCGCATATTAAGCCAGATTTCCGCTATTACTTAGACCATCAGGTAAAAGTTCCTTGTATTCAACTATTCGCGTTAGTATTGGAGGAGATTCCTGGATATAATCCAAACTGGTTAGACCAATCAATTATCCGGAAGTTAAAGGAAAAAGGTAAGAGTGAGAAAGATATTGAGGATAAGATTGCGGAGTTACGGGAGAAAGAGGCGGAGAAACTATTACTTGGTGATATTTTGAGAAAGAATAATAACCAACGTCAGGGTAATAGTATGATTACGGATTTCTTTATTAAAAGAACTAAAAATGAGGGCGAAGATGATTGTTTTGACGAAGTAAGAGACCAATGGCAAGAGGTGATGTTGAAAAGAAAGGAGAAAGGAGCTACATTAAAAATTAATAAGAAAAAGACAAGTGTTTCTCTTGATGAAATGAAGAAAGAGTTGGATAGAAAAGAAAAAGAAAAAGAGGAAGATAATTATGCTGATAAGATAGTTGGTCCTAGTAAGGATGCATTAAGGAGAGTTGCACAAATTAGGGAAAGAAAAAAGCAGGAGAAAAAAGAGGAGAGAGAAAAGAAAAAGGCGGAGAAGAAAGAAGCAGATGGTGAAAAGAAGCCTGTTAGAAGAACAAGACGAAGAGTAGAAGAAAAAAATATTTAGATAATTAATTTTTTATAATTAAAATATATTACAATAAAGGTTTAAAACCAAAATGCATTTCATGTGGAAGTATATGTACTCCAGAAACACGAAAACTCACAAATACAAAAAAGATGTATTTCAAATGTATTTGCGGGTTAAAATATAGTAGAAAGCAAAATGGAATAATGCAATGTGAATGTTCTGATGTTGCGGATAATTACTCAAGTACTATAAGTAAAATTAAATTTGAAATACTTAGTAAAAAGCGTAATAACGAACCAGTTGATGAGAGTTTATTAAAAAAATTAGAGGAGTTCAATAAAAAAAACCAAGAAAAGAAATTTATTTGTGATAGAGTAATTTATGGCGATTACAGTTTTGTATGTAGTTCTCATGATTCATTAGATTTAGCGATAAGACCAAAAGAACCAGAAAGCGCTATATTTTGCCGTGGTGTTACAAAAGAAGATATTGAGGAAAGTTCTCCGAATCTACTAAAATATTATGATGAAGATGATTATTTTATGTCTTATATCTTTGCGTGTTTAAATTGTAAAAAATGCCAAACATTTCGCGGAGATCATGTTGCTTTTGAAATAGGTGATGTATTTGAATGTCAACATTGCAATAATCCTTTTACTTACATTAAAATAAGTGATAAAGACCCAATTAAATTACCAGAGAAATTTCAATTCATAGTTGATAAAATAAATAAGAAAAAATAATTCTTTATAATTGGGCTTAGCCAAACACCTCAGTTGGGTACACAATTTGCTCAATCGTGTCTTCCAACCTTTTGGCCTCTGACATCGCTTCTTCGCGCTGAAGGTAGTGAGAGTAAGAATCCCCTCCTCTCGCAAACACGCCGGAGAGTTGCCCTAGCCGAGTGTCGACGGATGCCTTCTTCAGGCGAAGCGCCATCAAAGACCAATAAGAATTTGGGTCATACGGGGATTGGTGGAACGCTTCCCAACTGACCAAATGCCGGAAAGACTTGGCGAAAAATTTAGCCACCTTTCCGTTGGGTTGGTCCACCAACTCGCTCTCGGTTTGCAAGTACATCTCTAAGATATACTTCACCGGAGAGAGCCACCGCCACTCAATCTTCTCCTCCAAGTGCACCTCCTGAGTCTTCTGATCCACTATTCGGATGGACGACTCTAGGTGTACCTTCCGACACCTTCCTGCACCACGAATAATTATTCGTAGCGAGATGGCAAAAGAGAGTTTCAACACCCTTCCTACCACCAGAGCGCCGTAGAGTGTAATCCTCTCTTGAGAGGAGGAGATGATGACCCACTTCTCTGGATCTTGAAAGATAATTCGCAGCAGGTCCCTCACTCCCCCAACCTTAGAAGGACTGATGGCAGGTGAATTCGGTTGCAATGCAACCAAACCCTTCTGCATAGCAGTTGAAATTTCTGTCATTGTTTTTCCTAATTATATTTATTAAATATATATAAATATAACCATCAGTTTTTTTATAAATTTCATCTAGAAACGGCTTGAAAAGCCAAAACCAATGCTAGTTCCACCATAAGACGATGTTCCAGCGTTGCCATTGTAGCAAACGTTACTTCCGCTGGGGCAGTGGGAAATTCCTGCGTTTCCGTAGGTTCCACTTCCATGGCCAAAATTTACACCACCAACACCTCCATGGATAGTTGTAGTGCCATTTGAATTAACATTCGTATGGCTCATACCAAAACCACCATGGACCTCATTCACACGACCACCAGAAATAGTGGTTCCTGCATTGGATAAAAATGAAGTGTTTGAGTTGATGGGATGGTTGCCATTCACACTGATAGTATTTCCACTATTGTCAAAGCTGAACATCTTATTTCTTTGTATAAATTACACTAATACCTAGTTATTTATAAAATCAATTTTTTATTGACGTGAGACAAAATCATAGATTACCCCATTAAGACAGCTTGCTAGAATAAGCCAGAAAGGTAAAGGGAGTAAAAAATAAACGTATTTTGCACTTTCTTTACTCTTACTATTCTTTACTAGGAAAAGTAGGTAAAGTATGGTAATATAGCTTGAAATTACCAATTCCCAAAACGCATATTTATATTTCTCAAAACTATTCAAAACTAGCCAAAAGTTTAGTAAAAATAAAATGCTAAAATAGTATTTTAGCAGCGATTTCCTAGCTGTTTCAAGGAGAAGATGATTAAAGAATATATATGAAATATATCCAAATGAAATAGTTACGTATGTCCAAACAAGTCCAAATACTTGATTTGGAGGTTGAAATACTGGCTTATATGGTAAATCGCCAACTGGTATAACTATCCCAATTAAAAAAATAGTTAAAAAAGGCAGATAGATTAAATACTTTGCATAGTTCATTTATCTTACTTAAAATGTTATCCGGCAATATTTTCAATTTTTACTTGTTTCAAGACATGCGTAATCTTACCTCTTTCTTTTTCACCCTTTTAATATGTTATCATTTTTGGAAGAGAATCGTGTTGAAGCTGGAATGGATGAAGCTGGTAGAGGACCATTAATTGGAAGAGTATATGTTGCAGTAGTTATTTGGCCACCAAGTTTAACTAGTGAAGTTGATGAAAGATGTAAATACATAATAGATTCAAAAAAACTATCAAAAAAACGAAGAGAAGAGATAGTAGACTTTATAAAAGAAAAAGCTTCTGCATATGTTATTGAATATGCGGAGCCTGAGGAGATAGATGAAAAAAATATTTTAAACGCAGTGATAGATAGTTGGCATAAAGCCATTTCAAAATTGGAAATAAAGCCAGAACATTTATTGGTTGATGGAAATCGTTTTAAGGATTATGAAGAAATACCACACACTTGTGTTAAAGGTGGTGATAATAAATATATGAGTATTGCAGCTGCCTCAATTTTGGCAAAAGTAGCGCATGACCAACATATCTTGGAGTTAGTTGAAACGAATCCTGATTTAACTAAATATGGAATAGAGACTAATATGGGATATGGAACAAAAAAACATATGGAGGCAATAAAAGAGTATGGTATTTCACAATTCCACAGAAAAAGTTTTACAATAAATTCAAAAAAGAAGAGGAAACCTACTTTTTAATTCTAAAAATATTATTTTATTTAGTAAAATATTGCTTTAAAAATTTATTATTATTTATTATTAATGAAAAGTTTTATATCTAAAACTTTTGTTCCTAGGCTATACACTTTTGCTAAAAAAGTTGTTCCAAAAATATCTGCAACAGAAAGAGCTGCATTAGAATGTGGTACTATTGGTATTGACCGCGATATATTTAATGGTAAATTAGAACTTGATAAATTAAGGAAATATAATGTATCCTTGGAAGAGAGAGAAAAGAAATTTATTAAAGAAGTTGTAGACCCTATATGTCAATCTTTGGATGATAATTTAATTATGAAAAAACAAGATATGACAAAAGAGAATTGGGACGCTATAAAAAAGAGTGGATTACTTGGAATGCTTATCCCGGAAAAATATGGTGGACTTAATTTTACTTCTCATGGACGTTCTAAAATAGTTGAGCGAATTGCAACTCGTTCTGGAAGTGCTGCAACTTCTGTGATGGTTCCAAATTCTTTAGGACCTGCTGAACTATTGTTAAAATATGGTACTGAAGAACAGAAAAATAATTATTTGCCAAAATTAGCAAAGGGAGAGATGGTTCCATGTTTTGGTTTAACTGGTGAATATAATGGTTCAGATGCAGCTGGTTCATTAAAAGATGTAGGCATAGTTAAAAAAGGTAAGGATGGCCTATATATTGAACTACATCTAAACAAGAGATATATTACATTGGCTCCTATTGCACATTTGATAGGTGCTGCTTTTAAATTAAATGACCCAGATAATTTATTAAAAAAAGGTTCTCCTGGAATAACTGTTGCTTTATTAGAAAGAGAAACTGAAGGATTGCAGATAGGAAACCGCCATAATCCATTAGGTGCAGCATTTATGAATGGTACTATAAAAACAGGACCAAAAGGAATAAAAATACCTATTTCTAATATTATTGGTGGAGAAGAAAGAGCTGGTTTCGGTTGGAATATGTTAATGGAATGTTTAGCAGAAGGAAGAGGTGTAAGCTTACCAGCAACTGGAACTGCAACTGCGACAACTTCTTTATTTGCGGTTGGTGCTTATAGCAGAGCAAGAGAGCAATTTAATACACCAATTGCTAAAATGGAAGGTGTCCAAGAGAAGTTGGCAAATATTGCTAGTGAAACGTATACATCATTGGCTGCACAACGTTTAATGAATGCGATGTTAGATAATCATGAGAAACCTTCTGTTTTATCGGCGGTTATGAAATACCAATTGACTGAGAAGGGAAGGAATGTTATAAATGATGCGATGGATGTTGCGGGTGGTATTGGAATATGTAAAGGAAGTCAGAATTTTTTGGCGCACGCTTATATACAAACACCGATTGCTATAACAGTAGAGGGTTCAAATACTTTAACTCGTAGTTTAATTATTTATGGTCAGGGATTAGTTAGAAGTCATCCACATTTATTCCCGATGTTAGAATCAATAAGGGATGGAGATAAAATAAAAAATTTTGAGAAAGAATTATTTGCATTAATTGGTCATGGTTTTAGGAATAGTATGAATTCATTATATTATTCTCATTTTAGACCAAGAACGAAGAATCAAAAATATTTTTTAAAATATTACGAAAATCATTTAATGAAAGCTAATGCAAATTTTGCTTTAATGGCAGATTTCAGTTTATTATTGGGTGGTAAATTAAAATTTGCTGAAATGATTTCAGGAAGATTTGCAGATGTTTTTGGTAATCTCTTTTTAGGATATAGTGTTTTATTGGATTATGACCAAAAGATTTGTTCGTTGAGAGAAGAAGATAAAGAAAATTATTACCAATTAACAAGTTATGCATTAGATAAAATATTATATGATATTCAAGAGGCAACGTATGATTTATTAAATAATTACCCAAGTAAGATGCAAGCAAAAATAATAAAATTAAATACTTATCCTTATGGAAAAATATATAGAATGCCGGATGATAAAAGAAAAAAAGCAGTAGCGGATATAATTAGTACCCCAAATGGTGTAAGAGATATATTATGTGAAAATGTATATATTCCTAAAGGGGATGATGAAATCATAAGAAAATTATGGAATTTTATGGAAGCATTGAAAAATGGCAATATGACAAAAGAAGAATTAGATAAATTAAAGTATGAAATTATAAAAGTAAATGAGTTCTCATTTGAAGAGTTTTCACCATGTCTTAAAGCAGAATAGGTAACCTAAAGTTCCCTAATTCTGTTTTAATAACAACTTCCATAATTATTTCCATCTATTTAATCTATCTTGAAGGGTATAAATATCTTCGGGATTTGTTGGTTTAACTGCTTTTAAATTATTCACCTTTTTACTATATCGTGTAAGAATAATATTTACAACCGTTTCAATCGTATCTAAAGTAGGACCCACTAAGCGGTATTGTTTAAACTGATATTGGTTTTGGTAGAAAATAATAGTTGGTAATTGATCTACAAAATATCGTTGTAAAATAAAATTAGCCCTATTTGCATTAATACTGATTAACAATAATTTATTAGAATACCTTTTTTCTAAATCCATTAATTTTGGTTTTAACAAATTACAAGAAGTGCAATAATCAGCCTCAAACATAATGATTATAATTCTAGGGTCATGTTTAATAATATTGTATAAATCTGTTTCACTATATACTTCAATCATTATGCCTTTATATAATATATTTTATTTAATAAAGCAGAAAATTTTACATAGTAAAATTTTATGTTTCGTGTGTATTAAAGATATATTTACCATAACCACCAAGAACTAGATTTCTTTGGTGACTTAGCTTTCTTTGGTGACTTAGCTTTCTTTGGTGACTTAGCTTTCTTTGGTGATTTGGTTTTCTTTGGCGACTTAGCTTTCTTTGGCGACTTAGCTTTCTTTGGTGACTTAGCTTTCTTTGGCGACTTAGCTTTCTTTGGTGATTTGGTTTTCTTTGGTGATTTGGTTTTCTTTGGTGATTTGGTTTTCTTTGGTGATTTGGTTTTCTTTGGTGATTTGGTTTTCTTTGGTGATTTGGTTTTCTTTGGTGATTTAGATTTCTTCATCATGGTCTTTTTTGGTGATTTAGATTTCTTCATGGTTTTCTTTGGTGAGGCAGAACGTCCTCTCTTAACTGGTGACTTTGATTTTTTTGCACCTCCTTGGAATTTAGCGAGTCCACAAGACATTATAACAATTTACAAGATTTTTTTTTCAAATTAAATTAAATTAATTATTTATAGCAACCGCATTTTTCACATTGATATTCACTATGTTCACTCATAATGGTATAATCTCTTTCCCATTCATGATCACACAATTCATATAAATATTTTTCTATTTTGGCTATTTGGGATTGGTTTTCTCTTACTTTTCTTAAAAAAAGAGCTATATCACTATTTAAGTAACTAATCTGAGATTTTAACATCTTAACTAATTCTATAGGTTCGCTTAATTGGTCTATCTCTTCATACTTTCTTTTGGTCATAAAATTCAAAATATTTTTTTAATATTTAAAAAATCAATTTTTAGAAATCCCTTTCTATGTTCACTATCAATCCGTAAAAAAATGTGAAAAAAAAAGAAGTTCAAGTAGTACTTAAAGAATTAATAGTAGTTACACTATGGACATTGAAGTAGACAAACTTTTTGAAACAGATGATCCAGAAGTGTTTGCAAAAATGACTGGCCATGGTATTAGTGGTCTCTTAAATCTTGGTAATACTTGCTATCTAAATAGTGCAATCCAACTCCTAAGTAACATTCGTATCTTCAGTCTCTATTTTCTTTCTAAACAATACCAAGAAGATATTGCCGAAGAAAATAAAGAAGTTGCCTTTTTAAAGGAATGGATTATGCTTCTTAATGGTATGTGGGAAGAAACAACATCACAAATACCCAATTGCATAGTAAAACCTATTTCTCTAAAGCGTTCTTTGGGACACTTTTATCCATCCTATAATGGCTTTAATCAGCAGGATGGTCAAGAGGCAATTGGTGTTATTCTTGATATTTTACACAAGTCTGTATGTTATGAAGCATCTATTCGTCCAGTAATTAAGGACAAAAGTGCAAAATTAACAAGAACAGAAGAACTAACGCTAAAATCAATTACGGCTTGGAGTAAGTCATTTGAAAATGAGTTTAGTATTCCAGTACACTTGTTTTATGGACAATTTTACTCCCAGGTTAAGTGTGATAATTGTAATTTTGTTTCTGAGACTTTTGATCCATTTAATACATTACTTTTACCTCTTACTAAATCGTGTGAGACAATCTATGATTGTTTAGATAATTTTGGTCTAAGCGAGGATATCACTGCTGATTGTGGTTGGAGGTGTGAAAAATGTAAGATGCAAACTTCTGCTAAAAAGAAGGTTACTATTTGTAAATTACCCCCTATTTTGATTATTGCTTTTAAAAGATTTGAATTTAGGATTGGTTCTTCATTTCCTGTTAAAATTAATAAGAGAATTGAATTTCCTTTATCTGATTTAAAGATTGGTAAATTGTGTGAAAAACCACAAGACATGTGCCGAAAATATGAACTTACTGGTGTATCTAACCATTTAGGGGGTACTTTTGGTGGACATTATACGGCATATACCAAAAATGGAAATGGTAGATGGTATGAATATGATGACGAAAATGTAAAGGAATTAAAAGATACTGGTACGATTGTATCTAATCAGGCATATGTATTAATTTACGAATCCCAAAATTTAGATGTTTCAAAAATTATCAGTTAATCAAAATAAAATTATTTTTATAATATATAATGAATAATTTATTCAATAAAGGAAATAAACCAAATTTAAATAGAATGAATAAAGGGCTATCTAAAAATAGTAAACCCTCTAGTTATTTTCCACAAATTTCAAAACCATCAACTGGATTTTTAAGTACCTTAAGTGATGAATTATTTTATGCATTATTTATTATTATAGTTTTAGCTATAATTGCAGTAGTAACATATGTAATTGCATTTTCTATAAAATATGGTCAAACTAAATGCAAAAAGAAAAAGCCATACTTTAAATATTTATTTGGTTTCTGTTGGAACAAAGTATGTGATGACGATTTACCCAATAATTTAAACCATACTTATTACATGAAACCTCCTCCAGTAATACCAATGGAACAAATACCAAAAGACCCAGGCCACGTAAACACAGATGCAATCAAGACGGATTTAGCAAAATTAAGGGGTCATGAACAGGTGTTTAATATTGCAAATCAAGATTTTACATATGAACAGGCAAAATGTAAATGTGCAAGTTATGATGCTAAATTAGCTACTTATGAACAAATCGTTGATGCATATAATAAAGGTGCAGAATGGTGTGTATATGGATGGAGTGAGGGTCAAAATGCATTTTATCCAACACAAAAATGTACTTGGGATGCATTACAAGAAGAGGAAAGAACTAAAAACAATTGTGGAAAGCCAGGTATTAATGGAGGTTTTTTTGCTGATCCAAATATAAAATTTGGTGCAAATTGTTATGGAAGAAAGCCAGAGGGAAAGATAGTAAAACTTAAAAAACCAACCTGTGATAAAAAGGAGGGTGTTTGTGCAAGAAAAGGTAATAATTTTGCATCTAAGCGGTTAGATACTGATGAAATATCTCCCTTTAATGAGAATATTTGGTATGAACCAAAATAAATTATTTAATTTTTATTTAATTAAATTATATAAAAATTATATATAAAACATAATGTGCGGAATTATTGGATATTTAGGAAAAATTAATGGAATAAGTATTTTATTAAATGGATTAAAAATGTTACAAAATCGTGGATATGATTCAGCTGGTATTTCTTTTTTAAACTCAAAACAACAGATTGCTACATATAAATACGCAAGTGAAGATACAAATAATTCAATTACTCGTCTTTACAATGAAACAAATGAATTAAAAGATGTATTTTCTGGTATTGCTCATACTCGTTGGGCAACTCATGGTCCAAAAACTGATATTAATGCTCATCCCCATACTGATTTTTATGGATTATTCTCTTTAGTACACAATGGTATAATTGAGAACTATATAGAAATAAAAAATTTTTTAAAAAATAAGGGATACGAATTTAAGTCAGAAACTGATACAGAGGTAATAGTTAATTTAATATCATACTTTTATCGTACTGAAAAATCATTAATAAAGGCAATTGAATATACTTCTCAAAAATTAGAGGGTACTTGGGCTGCATTAGTTATATATAAGAAAAATCCAGATCTATTAATTATTATGAAGAATGGTAGTCCACTTTTGTTAGGGAAAAATAGTAATGGATATATAATAACATCGGAATTATCTGGTTTTCAAAATTTAGTTGATGAATATATAAGTATCAAAAATAAAAGTTTTTTTATAATTGACAAAAAGGATAATAAAGTGTACACTAAAAATTTAAATGGCATAGATTCCGAAGAATATTTAAAACAAAATAATGAAATAGTAAAATTAAATAAAGAGTTATTTTCTTTAACTCCAGACCCTTACCCACATTGGATGTTAAAAGAAATATATGATCAAGTAGAAAGTGTGAAAAGGGTACTTGGGAATGGGGGTAGATTAGCTGGACAATATGGTATAAAATTAGGTGGATTAGATGAAAATAAAGAAAAGTTATTGCAATTTAAAAAAGTAAAAATTTTGGGATGTGGTACATCTTTAAATGCAGGTATTTTTGGCCATACTATTTTTACTATGTCAAAAGTCTTTGAAACCTCTGGATATCAAGACGCCTCTGAATTTTACGATTATAGTTTTGAAAGAAATACTTTATATATAGTACTCTCCCAATCCGGTGAAACAAAAGACGTTCATAGAGCAATGGAAATCATTAAAAAACATAGTGGATTTATATTATCAATCGTTAATGTAGTTAATTCATTAATTGCCAGGGAAGCTGATTGTGGTATGTATATTCATGCTGGAAGTGAAAAGGGAGTTGCATCAACAAAAAGTTTTACCAATCAAGTATTGGCGTTATGCTTAATTGCTTGTTGGTTCTGTAAAGTTGGAGGACGCAAAGAATATGAAAATTTTATTGACCAATTATTAATAGATATTAAAGTATATTCTAAAAATGTTGAAAAAGCATTAAATAATATTCAAAATGATTTGCATATAAGAAAAGATTTTGAAAAAACACCTAATATGTTTATTCTTGGTAGGGGATTAAATTATCCAATTGCTCTAGAGGGAGCCCTTAAAATAAAAGAAATTTCATATATTCATGCCGAAGGTCAATGTGGCGGTTCCCTTAAACACGGACCTTTTGCTCTAATAGAAAAAGGGATGCCTATTATAATTATTTGCATGGATGATGAACATAAATCAAGAATGATTTCCGCCGCAGAAGAAGTAAGGGCAAGGGGGGCAGTAACATATTTAATAACAAATGATGAAACGATGAAAGAAACCAATCTTTTTGATAAATTAGTATTGGTTCCTGATGCAGGTATTTTAAGTCCTTTAATTAGTGTAATACCATTCCAGATTATATGTTATCAAATTGCTTTATTGAAGGGTATTAACCCAGATTTCCCAAGAAATCTTGCTAAAGTTGTAACAGTAGATGGATAATTAATTATTTTTATAAAAATTGAATCTTATAAAAATAAAATATTATTTAGATTTATGAGTTCTCAAGAGCCACTCCTTAGAAGCAATCCTAACAGACATGTTATTTTTCCAATTAAACACCATAACTTTTGGAAACAATACAAAAATGCTGTCTCAACCTTTTGGACACCCGAAGAGATAGACCTAACCAAAGATAGGGCTGACTGGGAAAAATTAAAGAAAGACGAACAACATTTTATCAAGTATGTATTAGCATTTTTTGCTGCAAGTGATGGGATAGTTATGGAAAACCTAGCGCAACGATTTATGAACGATATTGAATTGCCCGAGGTACGTGCTTTTTACGCCTATCAGATGTTTATTGAAGAAATCCATAGTGAAACCTACTCATTGCTTATTGACACATATATTCAAGATGAAAAGGAGAAAAATATGCTTTTTGAAGCGGTGAATCATTTTGATTGTATTAATAAAAAAGCCAATTGGGCACTAAAATGGATTAGCGATAAGGGTACTACCTTTCCAAAGCGTCTAATTGCATTTGCTGCAGTAGAGGGTATTTTCTTTAGCGGTAGTTTCTGCGCAATTTATTGGCTTAAGAAGAGGGGTATGATGCCTGGCTTGACATTTAGCAATGAATTAATTAGTCGTGATGAGGGTATGCATACGGATTTTGCGGTGTCTTTATACAATTCTATGGAGCAACGTCTTCCGGTAGAAGATATATCAGAAATAATTGTGGATGCTGTAGCGATTGAAAAAGAGTTTATTTGTGAAGCATTGCCTTGTTCATTGATTGGTATGAATAGTGATTTAATGTCCCAATATATTGAATATGTGGCTGATAGATTGGTTGTTCAACTTGGATATGAGAAGATTTGGAATACGGAGAATCCATTTGATTTTATGGAAATGATTAGTTTGAGACCTAAAAGCAATTTCTTTGAGGTAAGAGTTGGAGAGTATATAAAATCCAAGGAAGCAGAGACTATTGAAATAACCCAAGATTTTTAAAAAATTGATGGTAAATAAAAGCTAATTATTTTAAAATAATTTATAATTATGTCAACGTTGATGGTGCACCGGTGCTCCCACCATAGCGAACTAAATGTTCCGATGGTTGGAGACAAATGTAGTGAACTTAATGTTCCTACATTGGGAAGTATGTACTTTGGAGAACAAAAAATGTTGTTTACCTCTGTAATGGAATACGTGACAACATTGTTTTCCAAAGAGCCTCAAGACGGCTGTGGGTGCTGTGGGTGTTCTCCTTGCTGTTGTTAAGCAAAAAGGAAACACCTCTGAAACTTTTTTCTCTATTATAATAAATGTATATTCCTAAAAAATTTAAAATAGATAAAGCTGAATGTACTATTTTAAATGATAAAAAAATAGACCCTCGCTTTGTACGTTCAAAAAAAATAAAAGATTTACTTATAAAATTGGATGCCCAATTATTAGTAGATTTATTAGATGAAGCTCCTTTTTTAAATCAATTATGTCTTTTAAATGAGAAAATACCAGTAGCCTATATAATAAACTTCCCAGAAACCTATATATTTACAGAAAAACTTTTTCTTTTTACTTTGGAAGTATATACTATTCTAGAAGAAAATAATGCAAAAGTATTTAATTTAGGAAACAATAATGTTTTAGTCTTTTTACCTAAGAATCAATTAACTGCTTGTAAAATTGCATATTTAGAAGAAAAAATAAAACATAACTCTGATAAAAATCTTAAAAATCTTCGTCAATTCCTACTCATATCCAATACTATCATTTTTAAAAATGTTATTTTAAGAAAATATATAACATATCAAATCCCAAATATAGGAACAAAACATCCAAAAGAACAGGAAAAACTTGTTAATAATTTTTATGATAAAAATATTAAACCAAAAAAGAAAGAAATGGAAAAATTTGAGGATTATTATTTAAATATTTTAAATGAATGTTCTAATTTAGAAGAAGAATTGTTTACCTCTAAGGGCTTTGATAAATTTCAAAAGGTTTTTGATAAAAAGGTTAAAAAGTTTTCATATCCATTAAAATCAGTTTTTGGTAGTAGAAGACCATATTCTTATGAATTATTTAAGGGAATGATTGATAGATTCCGAAAGCAATATATAAAAGAAAAGAAGGAATACGAAAAAAACATTTAAAAGAAAAAAACGATTTAGAGATAAATTGCATTTAAAAATTAGTTTTAAATTTTAAATGACATCAATTGATGAATATCTTAAATACCAACAAGACGCTGAAAAAAAATATGGGAAAAATAGTATAGTTTTGTATGAAAATGGTCATTTCTACGAAATATATGGTGTTGATAATGAAAATGAAAAGATTGGAAATGCTAAAAGAGTTAGTGAAATTTTGAACATAGTTTTGACTAGACGAAATAAAAAAATATTAGAAAATAGTCGCACTAACCCTTTATTAGTAGGTATACCTACTATTTCTATTAACAAACATCTCAAAACTTTAATAAGTAATAAGTTTACAGTTGTGTTTGTAGAACAGATTACCCCTCCACCTGAACCAAAAAGAGGCTTAACTAAAATCTTAAGTCCAACAACATATATTGGAGAGGAGTGCAAAAGTGATTCTAACTATTTACTATCCATTTATTTAGAATCCTGTTTAGAAATGAAAACCCTAGGAAAAACATTAATGGTAGGAATGAGTTGTATTGATTTATCAACTGGACAATGTATGTATTATCAGTTATGTTCAGTGAATAATGATTATGACGTGGTTTTTGAAGATATGTATCGTTTTATAGAGACTATTGACCCAAAGGAGGTATTAATTCATTTTTCTCGTCAAGATATTTTTTCTATAACAGAAATTAGTGAAAGGTTAGAATTTGATAAACGTATTGTGCATAGTATGAATGAAGTAACGAAAGAAATTTTTAAGTTGCCTTATCAAAATGAATTTTTAAAGAAGGTATATCGTAATACGGGAGGATTGCAGCCGATTGAATATATTAATATGGAATTCAAGCATGAGACTTTGTTAAGTTATTTAATTCTTTTAATTTTTACGCATGAACATGATGAGCGTATTTTAAAGAACTTGGGAGTTCCAGAGGAGTGGGAGCATTCGCGTTACTTAATTTTGAATCATAATACTTTATATCAGTTAAATATAGTACCGGATAATACCTTAGATAATCCATTTGCGGTTAGGAGTTTATTTGATATTATAAATAATACGAGTACGCCAATGGGAAAGCGATTAATGAGAAGTCATTTATTGAATCCGATTATAAATGAGACGAAATTGAATGAGCGTTATGATACATTAGAATCAATGATAAAATTTGAGGGTAAAAAGGAGTTTGATACTCATTTTAAGATTATAATAGATATGGAGCGATTTTTAAGAAAGATGTGTATAGGATATTTGCATCCTCATGAATTTGCTTCATTAGATATTACTTTATCTGCGGTAAAAAGTATAATTGATTTGTATGACAGGATGGAGTTAAAAAATACGCATATAAAGTTGAGAGATTTGGATAGAAAATTATTTGAGGCATTTATAAAGGAATATAATGATACATTTGATATTACTATTATGTCGGGATTTAATCAAAATAATATAACGCAATCATTTTTCAAAAAGGGTATTTATAAGGAGATTGATGAATTAGAAGAAGAAACGAGTAAAATTAAGGAATTTTTTAAGGAGCAGGCATTATTTTTGTCAGATTTCATAGAGACGGGGTCAGATTTTATTAAAAAAGAGCAAAATGAGAGGGATGGACACTTTTTGGCAACAACAAAAAAGAGATCTGAAATAATTAATAAGAAATTTAGTGACGAGTTAAAGAAGCAATATACCTTTAAGACACAAAGTGCAAACAATGTTCGGATTATTAGTAAAGAATTAAGTAATGCATCAGAAAAGTTGTTGGCATATGAGTCTAGTTTAGTAAAAATTATGAAAGATAAATTTTTGGCAAAATGTGAGCAATTTTATATGAGATATAATATTCTTTTTACGAATTTGACGCATTTTATTTCGGAATTAGATGTGATCCGTAGTCATTCAATTACGAGTATTAAAAATGGATATTTTATGCCGACTATTGAGAAGAGGGGAGATGGTTATTCTTATTATGAGGCGAATGAAATACGCCATCCAATTATTGAAAAAATTCAGACAGAAATTCCATATGTTGCTAATGATATTAAATTAGAGAGAGATGGTATATTATTATTTGGATTAAATGGGGGTGGTAAATCATCTTTATTAAAGTCAGTTGGATTAGCAGTAATTATGGCGCAGATGGGTTTATATGTACCTGCAAAAAATTTTAAATATTATCCTTTTAAGACATTATACACACGTATTATGGGAAATGACAATATTTTCAAGGGGTTATCTTCATTTGCGGTGGAAATGTCAGAATTACGTACTATTTTAAATCATTCAAATGAGAATAGTTTGATATTGGGTGATGAAATTTGTAGGGGAACAGAGATACATTCAGCATTATCAATAGTATCAGCAGCTGTTAATATTTTATGTGAAAAAAAGACAAACTTTTTATTTGCTACGCATTTACATAAATTGCATGAAATTGAGATTTTAAAGGAAGTTAAAAATTTAAGAAAATTTTATATTCCATTAGAGATAGTAAATAACAAGATTATTTATGGAAGAAAATTAATAGAAGGTATTGGAGAAAATCTCTACGGATTAGAAGTTGCCGAACATATAATAAGAAATGATGATTTCATAGGTTTGGCAAATAAAGTTAGAAAAAATTTAATGGGAATTGAAAAGGAATTATATAGTAGTAAAACATCAAGATATAATAGTCAATTATATGTAGATAAATGTGCGATATGTGGTTCAAAAGAGCAATTAGACACACATCATATTAAATTTCAATGTAATGCGGATGAAAATGGGATGATAGGGATTATAGATAAAGATGTAAAAAATAATTTGGTAGTTTTATGTAAACATCATCATCAGGAAGTACATAAAGGAAATATTGAAATTGACGGATATATAGACACATCTGTTGGGAAACAATTGGTGTATAGAGATGTAACTTATCAAAAATATTTGGAGAATATAGAAAATGAAGAATCATCGGATGATTCTGAAAATAATAAAAGGCATCGGATTTATGGTAGGTCAAAATACACTAGACCAATGATTGAAAAAATTGCTTCCTATAGGAAAATGTCATCAAAATTTTCTTTAAGAGATATAAAACAAAAAATTAAGTTAGATCTTGAAATAACAATTGGTATTCCAACATTAAAAAAGATATTAAGTGGAGAATATGAAGATAATTTAAATAAAAATAAGAAAACAGATTTAAATCTTGTTTTTTCTTAAGCAAGTTTTCTTCCAAGTGTTGCGCCACTGCTTCCGGAGTTTCTTAAAGCATTTTGAATAGAAGAAATATCTAAATCATCATCATCATCGTCATCATCATTTTCATCTTTTGCTGTAGTTTTTTTAGAAGAAGAGGAAGATTTGGATGGTCCTTGTTTTTTGAGGACTTGGATTTCGAGATGAAGCATGGTTTGCATGTCAATAAGTTGGGTAATAGCATTCTCTAAAATCGCAATCTTATTTTGAAGATTAGCAAGAATAAGGCTGTTATTCGAGTTCATATTAATAATTCTTAAGATTTATTAAAAATATTTTAAACTTACTATAAAAATTTTTTTAGAAATTGATTTTTTCTAAATTTAAAAACTAGGGATATAATAAGAATAATGTTAGTACCTGTTCGTTGTTTTACTTGTGGAAAACCTTTATCTCATTTATGGAATTCTTATCAAAAAGAGATTTCAAGTTTTAATAATAATGAAGATATGTCTAAAGAAGAAAAATCATTAACTATTGAAAATAAGAAAATTGATACCCCAGAAAATAAGGCATTTGCTAAACTTGGAATCAATAAATATTGCTGTCGTTCTGTAATTCTTGGAACGATTGATATGACTGAAAAAATCACTCGCTAAAATATTTATTTCATTTTAAATTTAAACTAATAAAAAATATTAGTTTAATAAAATTTTATTTATTTTCTCTTGTTGGCAGATTTGTTACGAAGTTTTTTACCAGAAGTTGCTCTGGCTAATCCTGTAAGACCTGCTGCGGTTGCAAGAGTTTCAAATCCTGTTGGTGCTACAATAGATGCAGCTGCGGTTAAGAAATCACCACCTTTCTTTCCCTTCTTTGGGGATTTGGATTTCTTAGCTACTTTCTTTGGTGATTTAGATTTCTTGGCTACTTTCTTTGGTGATTTGGATTTCTTGGCTACTTTCTTTGGTGATTTGGATTTCTTGGCTACTTTCTTTGGTGATTTAGATTTCTTGGCTACTTTCTTTGGTGATTTAGATTTCTTGGCTACTTTCTTTGGGGATTTGGATTTCTTTGCGGCACCACCTTTCTTGCTCTTGCTGGCCGATCTCTTTTTAGTCCAAGCATCAAGACCGACTAAACCAGCGGTTGTGGCTGCGTGTTCAAAACCAGTTGGGAAAAGTAATTCACTTACTACACCAAGGAAGTCTGCACCACCTTTACCTTTCTTACCCTTAGATGTCTTGGCTTTCTTTGGTGATTTGGCTTTCTTTGGTGATTTGGCTTTCTTTGGGGATGTAGAGCGTCCTCTCTTTGGTTTGCCTCCTTTGAAGTTATCAAATGAAAATGGTAATTGACCTGTCATTATATATCTTATAATCACAAATATTTTTTACAAAATTGGAAAAAATATTTTTAATAATTTTAACCGAATAAAATTAAACCCAATTTTATTTATATTTTTCTCCTAAATATTCATTTGCTTCATATTCCATTTCTTTTTTCTCTTCTAAATATTCTTCCCACTCAGTATCAAAATACCACTCTAAATAAGATTCTTTATGACTTGAATTTGTTTCAAATAATCTAATAAATGCTTTAATATTCCTTGATGGGTCAAATGGCATAATATTTTCATAACATAATTGTTTGAAATATTTATAAGTAGCTTCTGGTAATTCACCAAACTCATATTCATAATCCTCAAATGATTGTTCTTTAATCATTGATTTAACTTTTTCATCCGAATTCATTTTAACTATTTCTCGGGATTAATATACTATTGTTTAATATAGTATTCTTTATATATAAATTTATTAAAATTTTCTAATGACAATTTATCAAATACTAATTCATTAAATCCCTTTAAGTTATAATAAATATTATTTAATTCTTCTTCATATTCAAAACAAAATTGCCGGTAAGTTAAATATCCAATTTTTTGTGGCATTAATACATTTGATAAAACTGGTAATTTTGGATTCATCTTTTGTTTATCTATTAATCTAAAAGCTTTAAGCTTCTTTTTTTTTATTATCCTTTTTACTTTTTATTTCTTTTCTTTTTAAAACAAGTTTATTAGTAACTTGACGATTACTATAAATATACTCAACTATCTTTTCTGCCTTAGTTTTGTCTAGTAATTCCTCTAATTTTTTAAATATAAAATCCCTACTAACAGGTTCACTTCTTTTAGAAGTTTGACATTCAATAGATTTATTTTCTATAACTATCTTTTTATTATTAAGATTATTATGTTCCATATAATTTACTAAAGTTGTTTCTAATTTTTTTGATTTGTCTTTTAAAAGTTGCATTTTAGTTTCATAAGGCTTCATTTTTTCTTTCATTGCTTTATTTAACAAATCAATATCGTCATTTAATCTATTCCATTCATTTAAAACTGATTTAAATCTTTCATTTGATTCACCCATTCTAAATTATCTTAATTTTATTTTTTCCGATATTTTATTAAAAAAAAAAATATTTTCTTATGGGATTGCGCAAACAGGTTGAATATCTAAGCGCTTTGAGACAATGGGTTACTATTGACCTATTAAACTCAGAAATAGCACAGAAACTCTACTTAGAACTAATTGATACTGATATGAATTTATTACATTCAGGAAAAAATATTACTATTGAGAAATATGAAGAACTCAATAATATATTAAGTGAATTAGGTAAAACTCAATTGCATCTATTAAAAACTGAAATAACTCTTTCAAAAATGGGAACCAGCTGTTTTACTATTTTAGCTGCATCTAAATTTAAAAGGAATCTTACTAAATCAAATTCTCCTTTGTCTTCACCAAAAAATGTGAATCTCATTTAATTTTCTTCTCTATCTTGTTTAATAGTATAACTATTATAATCTCTAGACCAAATACCATCAACTAATCCTTTTTTGATGCAAGTATCACTATCCCACCATACATCTTTCTTTAAAATTTTCTTTAATTCCATCTTCTTTATCTTTGTATGCTTAAGATAAATATCATAAATCATCTCCATAAATCTTTCAGAATTTTCCATATCTTCCTCCATATCACTATATTTCCCCCATACACCTCCTCTTAGCTGATGAATCAACATATAAGCATGTGGACTAATATATCTCTCACTTGCTACAACACTCATTAAAGTCGCAGCACTTGCTGCACATCCTTCAATGATTGATACTATTGGTACTTTATTATATTTAATAACATCTAATGATGAGAATCCAGCTAAAAGTTCTCCACCATAACTATTAATATGTAAAAATATTTTAGGAGGTTCAGTATTATAATCAAGAGCATATTTTTGCAAGTTTCTTGTTAAATTTAAAATTTCTTGATTTAATCTAAGACAATTTTCAGTATTAACATCGCCATAAAAATAAATATGATTTTTCTCTGTATCAATACTATCACCGCCGCCAAAAAGCTTGGTAATTTTATCTAGGCTCATTTCTTCCTCCAAGTCGGATGAAGGTTCTCTCTTTCTTTTTTTAGATGGCCTTTTTGCTGAGTAAGTGTACATTACAAATAATATATAATAAGTTTTAAACCCTTTTTTATCACAAATAGTAATACATTTTAATGTTCTACTATTTAAAAAAATATTTTTATGCACATCCACCAATCTCAAATGGTTTTCTGCTAAGATCTGGCTCAATAGTTGTTTGTAACCATGGTGAGACTTGTACTTGTGGGCATGGTGGCTCACTACGTAATTGTAAGTTAGCGTTTCTAAGAGTTTGACCAACTGTGTTAATACCTATGTGATGAGAAGCTTGTAAGAAATTTCTATCCTTTAAGCTTCCTACACCTGATGGGTTTACTTGTGCCCAAAGGGAGCTGTTGTCTTGTGGTTTTAATTCTTCTGGGCTAAGCATTTCCTTAGGGAAACAAGCGGATTGTCTTAATTGTTGGATTGCTGGACTTTCATTTTTTGATAAATTGGCTTGCACTCCAGCACCAACAAGGGGTGGTTGATTAGATTGTTCAGTTCTAAGTTCAGGTGGATAATCTTGGGCTGGTGTTGGCACCTCATCCATTTCCATTGAAGTTTGATAATTTACTCCATCATTTTCTTCTGATGTAAAATTTTCCATATTTTGAACTGGAACATTATTTTGTCTATTAGTAAAGTAGTAAACACATATTAAAGCCACTATACCTAAAACTACAAGCACAAAAAACTTGAAATTACCTTGATTTGACATGTATTATATAATCAACAAATAAAAAAATTTGTTGATTATTTTTAATTTTTTCTTAATTTATTACTCTAAAGGTGACTCATAAGTTCTTACTTTATTAAAATACATCACTTTTTTTATTTTTCTTCTCAAATTTTTTCTTTTATTTGATTTTTGAGTATTATGAGAAGCATTCTCTTCATTTTCACTTAATAGTACCTTTAAAGAATTCTCATAAGTGCTGTCCTCCGTATTTTCTCTACTAGTGCTTAAAATTTCTTTTATTGTTTCTGATAATAATAAATTACGGCCTTCGTAATTATCTAAATCTTTTTCTTCGCTATATTCCTCCTCTGAAATATTTTCCCTCTCATTTTCACTATTTATAGAATCTTCTTCATCTTGTTCTTCTTCATTTTGTTCTTCTTCATTTTGTTCCTCTTCATCTTGCTCCTCTTCATCTTGTTCATCCTGTTGATTTAATATTTTTGTATTATTATCTTCAGTTTTATTTTTTCTTTCTTCACTATCTAATATATTTTCAACCAATTCATTATTTTTTTCTTCATACTCTAAATAGTTATTTTCAGTTAATTCTTCATCACTATATTCATCTGCCGAAAATACATTGTCTTCATTATCTGATGTAAAAAATAAATTTTCTGGTTCTTGTAATTGCTGTCTTGGTTGATAATATTTTACTCCACTAATATTATACAATGTAGAGAATATATTTTTACCATATTTAACACCAACAATTCCAATAGTTAATTTTATTTCTGAGTTTATTGGTATATCTTTTATTGATATAGGTTTACCAAATTGATTTTTGCATACTAAATTTTCTAAATTTGATTTACCAATTTTAAATTTTAATATGGTTTGATGCTTTTTGTTTTGTATAATAGTTCTAAAAAGTTCATCAATAACTTCTAAATCAATCTGCTTCTTTTTTTCAAACCAATGTTTTGAATTTTTCCAAATAGTATGAATGTTTAATTCATCTATTTCTTGTAAAAATTCATATAAATCCTGGGAATTTTCATCAACGATAATTTTTATAATTGCTTCATCATTTGAATTAAAAGAAATTCCTTCTAATAGTTTTATTTTATTTGTTTCATAAAAAATTGAGGATTCTTTTAACTCATCATCTGAATAAAATATTTTGCTTATCCTTATTTCATTTTCTTTTTTAGGTCTTTTTAATATAATTTTTTCATTATTCTTTGTGGCATAGTTACTACTATTAAAAGTTACACTTGACATTTAATTTACTAAATGAATAAATTTAATAAATTAAACCGCAAAAATTATAAAAACGTTATTTTTTTTAATATTAATGGAACAGAAACAACATTGCGTTCTTGATATTTTTTTTGATATTTTTTTCCTAAATAAAATGTTATATTTACCTTATCTTGTGATTTTAAATCATCTAAGGTTTTTAAATAATGATTATCGGATAAATATTTTGTTTCATAGCAGTTTCTTCCTTTTGCATTTTTTACACGTATTTTTAAAATATAATTATCCTCTTTTAATTTTCTTAAATTTGATGCTGTTATTTTTTCTTTTTCTTCTATAGTTTCAATTTCATTCTTTAAAACCATATGTTGCACATCATTTTCATTTATTAAACATTTTAAATATGTTTGATTATTTAATTCTTCTACGCCAAATGGAAGATGTGTATTTTCAATAGTATACTCCATATTTTTTATTCTAAATTTTTTTTTAAATTTAACCTACTTCGTTTTAATACTCTTTTTTTTTTCTATTAATTTTTAATTTTATATGTTAGATAAAATTTCAAAAAGTTTTGTTGAAACTATTACTGAAGAATTTAATAAAGAAGAAAATAGACTAAAAATAAAAACTCAAATAGTTGATCCAATATTTGTATATGTTACTAATAAAATTTATCCATATATAATTGTTTCATCAATTATTTTTATACTTACTTTTATAATTGCTTTACTTCTTCTTTTTTTAATTATCAAAAATAATAATTTTTAACTAAATTCTTTATTTTGTTGATTTATGTTTCATTATAAATTTTAAAAATTCATCTTCAGTATTTCCCCCTTTATATTCCTTTATTTCACCATTCGCTTTGATAAATTTATAACTAGGATAATATTTAATATTAAAATCTAATAATAAATCTTGATTTTTATCATCGTAGTTATAAGTATTATACGCGTAAATATTAAATTTATACATAAACATATTAGCAAAATTTTCCCACATTTCTTTTGATAAAATACAATGGGTGCACCATGGTGCATAAATTATTAACAATCCATTCAAATCTTTAGTATAATCTTCTTTTAATTTTAGTTTCTTATTTTTTATTTCAAAATCATCTTTTATTAATTCTTTAACATTATCATTATTGTATATATTTTCCATTATTTTTATAATATATAATATTATCAAATAAATTAAAATATTTATTAAAATTATACAAATGGTAAAAAAAGATAATATTGAAATTATTACAAAAAAAGGTGAAAATGTAGATGTAGAAGTAGTAGGATATAAAGTAAGTTATTTTGTATTTGCACTTTTCACTTCAATGGTTTTTATCTTTTTTGTTCATAAAGGTTTTCAACCAATTGATATTGTAACTATTCCAATTTTTACATTAGTTATTTATTTTATTATGGTATATTTTGCTGAAATTCAGAGTAAAAAAAATAAAGAAACATTTATAACCGAGAATTACATTAATCACAATGAAAGTATTCCATCAATACAAGACATTATGGAACAATACCAATCTAATATGCCAGGAGAAGAAGTACAACAAGAAATGAACAATACAACTCCCGAAGAAATGCCTATAGTCCCCGTTGCTACTGAGGAATATAATTTGGTTCCAGAGGAGGAGAATTATATGTATCCTCAAATGAATATGGAAGAACAAGAGAGTGAAGTAATATTAGTTGATGAAGCATCATCAGGAACAAAAAATAATAATACTTACACTGATAAAAAACAAGCACAAATAAGAGATATGAATAGAAAAAAGGATCCAAATATGAATAATAATTCAGATGATTCAGTTCAACCAATTAATATAAATATTAGTTACAATAATAATCGTCCTGTTAGTATTAATGATTTTCCAAGTATGAAAGTTGGCGTTGAGGGTTTAAAGAAGGGAGATGAAAATCAATATCGTTTTGATACAGGTTTAAGACCAATTGAAAATAAAACAAATAACAATAATAACTTTGTTGATAATAATAATAGTAGAAATAACATAAATAATTCAAGAGTAAATATGATGTTAAATAGTGGTAATAATAATGAATTATTAGCTCCGACAAAAAAAAAACAAACTGCTTCTTCGGTCCCTCCTCCTGTGAATGATTTTACACGTAATTTAGCACTATCAGATATGAATCAAGCATATTATCCTCAATATTTAGAAAATCCATTAAATAAAGATAAGAACCCAATGGATATACATAATATTTTAGAAGAAAGTAAAACAAATAAATTAAAACAACTTTATAATAATGGAAATAATGATACTATTGTAAATCCGGAACAATGGAAAAAATATTTTGCAGGAAATGAAACAGACACTATTTGCGGAAAAGATAATGCACCATGTCCGGTTATGTTAAATAATTATTGGTCAGAATATAAGCCGGTTGAGAGTGAAGATTAATTTTTTTTTAAATTTATAAAAAATTGTTAGTATGTAACAATTTTTTTATTATATACAATTAATATAGTATGAATAATTATCTTACTTCCGTTATTTTTTTGATTTTTATCGGTATAATATTTTTTACATATCAAAATGGTCATATCAATAAGTCAGTATTTGTACTCTCCTTATTTTTGTTTGCTATAATAATACCACTTTTTTATTATGGAACGAAAAAACAAGTTGAAAATTTTAGACATTTTGCATCTTTAGACCAACTTTCAAATGCATCATTAGATGCTTATTATGCCAATACCACTAGTGAAGATTATGATTATAATATGTGTGGTGGTAAAAAATCTAAATCAAAAGGTTATGACTCACTTGGTGGTGTCTACCAGTATTTTCCTTTAATTGGTGATAAAATCCCACAATTTCAATTATTAAATAACACTGGTGTTCAAATTCAATTAACTGATTTTTCTATTGATGATACAACTACTCCTGGAGAAACTAAACTATCCATGAATATTAGAGTTAGTAAAGATGGAACAAATTATAGTAAAACGTATGATACTACTATGAATATCTCTCCATCTTCTCCAAATTATCTTTTTATGATTATCTTATCAAATATTGAATTAACTAATTTACAAGATAAGATTGAAAATACTGATGCAAATATCGAAAGTCTTATTCAAAATTTTGTAAATAAATTGGGTAATCTAACATTTAAATTTGATGACAACAATGGATTACCAACAGATGCTCAAACTATTAAATCCTATATTGATAGTGATTGGAATAATGCAGGTTCAACTGCTGAAGACCAATTGATTTTAAACAAAGATTATTTAGTTTTTGGTGGTAATTTAGGATTATTAAATGGGACTGGAATAACACCACCTGCTGATAATACCCAAACAACTGCAGTTTATAAGGTAAATATGCCAGAAGGTCAAACTATGACATATGATTTGCAACCAAAGGTAGATAATTATATGTTAAAAGCATCTAGAACCGGATTTTTAAGATTAAATAACAAAAATTATCCACAAGTTTATTATAAAGACCCAACAACTTTAAAAAATGACTCTCCATTTTTATTTAGAGAATGGTGTTTAATTGAAAATAATAACAAATATCTTTCTTTTAGCTCAAATAATAACGAGTCTAATGTTTTCCTAACTCCAAAAAATACATTTAGTAAACAACTTTATGCCCAATCTCCTAAAAAAGGCACCAATCGTAGTAAAATTTATTTAAATGATAAATTACCACAACAATGGCAAATAGGATTATTTTCAAATGTTCAAAGCTCAAAAATTTTTTGCTTTATTTATACCTTCCCAAATAGAGAATATTATCTTGGTGTAAGTGGAGATAAAGTAACTTGCTCACCTTTTACAAAACAAACCAAACAATTATGGAAATTGACAAAATACGGAAATAAATATACTATTCAATCAGCTTTTAATGGTTCCTTCCTTGCATCTACAAATGGAGACGGGTATTTATATGGAAATAGAGGTAATGTTTATTTGATGAAAGGTATTGATGAAGCAAATGCACCAAAATGGGATATTTCATTTACCTTAGCAGGTCAAACAAGTAATGAAAATAATGAGCCAAATAATCCAAATGAAATGATTGAAAATTTTTCAAATATGGGCAGCATTAATATGGTTCCAGCAAGAGATACACCAATAAGCACTGGTGAAAAAGGTCCTTGGGATAAATTATACAAACAATATTGGAACGGCGATTATATTTATTGTTTTACTTATAAAGGTTTGGATAAAAATACAAAAATAAATTATTTAACTATTAACTTAGACGATAAGGGTAAAGGTATAGTAAACATAAAACCTGAAAATATGAGATTACCTGATGGTGATGTTGAAATATCTTATGAAGATTCTCAACGTTACGGAGGTAGTTATGAAATGAAAGCAATATCTTCTAATATTATTTTTGGTAAAAAAACAGATGGTAGCGATGTAGGACTTTATTTAGAAATGTTGCCAACCACTATTAATAAACAAACATTAATTCAACAAATGTTATTACAGCCAAATAAAATTAGAATTAAAGCATTAATTATTGATGGAAACAAAAAAATATCACTATGTGGCCCAACCTGGAATGAAAGAGATAGGATTGCATCTTATTGTGTTAAGAAAATATATACTATTGAAACTTTTACTAATGAATATATTCCAACTGCTACTCAACATGCAGTATTGGCTCAAGGAACGCAATTACCAATTGGAGAAGATGATAGCAATAGTCAACAAGGTTATCCAACTATACATTCTGGTCCACTTTCAGTTGGAGAATGGCCTTATACTGACCCAAAATTAGCTCCTTGTAAAGTTGGTTCTGGAAAAAAAATTGCAATACCGGGGTGGTTTCAAGATTCTGGAGATAAAAGATTAGGGCAGACTCAGGGTACTTGTGTATCTATTAATCCAAGCTTTTCAGCAGTAGGTAGAGAAGATGGAAGTGCAGTATCTACTTCTAAAACAAGCACAAGTGGAACAAAAGGGATGTGTAGTGGAACAAAATATTTATCAGGCGCTATTAGAAATAGTGATGTATCTTATTTAAATATACCTGGAAGAACTCAGCAATTTGGAGGAAAAGATTATAATCAATTAATAAAATGGAAAGGTGCTTGCTTGCCATCTTTACAAGTTGCACCAGGTGTCTATAGAGCATTTAATAAAAGTAATAAAACACCAGTAGGGGGATATGGTTACTGGTTAGAAGGAAACCAAATGGTTTCTACATATATGATTCCCCAATATGATGGGAATCGTCCACCTCTATATATTGACCAATCTGGTAGGATAAGAAATGCAGATGAATATGTAAATTCCCCTCAACACGTTGCAGTTTTAAAAATTGACATAAGACCTACTAGAGAACCATGGAGAAATTTCTGGAATTGGAATGAAAATGCAAATGTTGTTTGTCAAGAAGTTGAAGCAGCTAAGAAGTCTGAAGCATTTGCGCAATCATTTGAAAGTAATGGAAGTATAAAATATTATAAATTTTTACAAATACCAGAGGCTAAATATAATTCAGCACAAAATTTAGATGCTTGCAAAAAACAATTTGATAATTCATCTACAAAAGTTGTTTGTAAAAGAGTAACTGACTTAGACCCAGTTTTTAGTCCAAAAAGAAATTTTTGGAGAACAACAGAATTAAATCAAGTAATTATTTGCGAGGCACCTCAATATAAAGCAGACAATTGGTCAGAAACCGGATATGCACAACCAACGTCACCTTTTGCCAGAACTTATTTTGGCGAAGTTAATTTTGTAAGATTAGCAACTGGCAATGAAAAATATAGCTTAAGACTCGCTCAAAGAAATAACTCATTTATAGTGCCTTATTATTTTAGACAAGGTGGAAAAGATAATAACTATTTTTATCCAGATTTACCTAAAAGAAATGTAGTTATTAGAGGATTTTACAATGAAGTAAATGGAATGTATATTAAAACCAATCAAAATCATTATGGAAAGCCAATATGGGTAAAAGAAGGACAAAGTGTTAATAATGGGATAATAATAAGATGGGAAGGTAATAGATGGGTAATTACAAAAAGAGCTTGGTTTGGTTATATTACTTATGGTGATATACCTACTGATAATTGGAATGATTATTTTTACACAGCAACAAATAGAGATAAAGACCTAGAAAATGTATTACCAGTTGGTGCACCTATTTATTCCAAAGGAATTTATCCATTCCCAAATGGACCTAAATTGTATCCCTCAAATCCAAACCAATATAATAATAATGAAAAAGGTGGAGAAATACCAAACTTAAAACCATGTGTAAAACATGGAATAGAATTACCTGGATGGTATGAAGATCCCCGTTTTGGTCAACAAGACCAATGTATTGCTTGGCCAAGATATAAATATTCAGATAAATGTTGCAATACTACTTATGGTGAAGGAAATAAGAGAGGACAAAATGTAACATATAATGGACAAGATGCTTGTAATGTAAATTTCAATAGAAATTATTATCCTAATTGGTGGAGTATTTATAATTGGAAAAGTTCTTGTCAACCAAATTGGTGGTGGGCATAATTAAATATTATTTATTAATCATTAAATGAATAATAAATATTTTATTTCTATATTATATTTAATAATGAATAAAAGATGGATAGGAATTATCTGTTTAGTAATATTTGCTTTACTTTCTATCATATATTCAGTATATATTGAAGGAAAAAATAAAAAATTTAGTAATATAAAAGAATTTTTTAGTGCACCAAATAAAGATACACTTACATTAGAAAATACTATTTCTGACAACTTAATAAAAAATGGTTCATTTGAAAATGGAAAAAATATTACTGGATATGTCTCTAAGGAAGGAAATGCAAATATAATTACTACATCAACAAAAAATCCAGGGAAAACAAGTTATGTTTTGTCTTTAGAAAGAGAGAATAATATTAATGCATCATATTCGGTAAAAATAGATAATTTAAGACCTAATACACAATATTTAATTGAAACTTATAGTCAAGTTGCAGACATCAATAATCAATTCCTTAACAAACTACCAATACATATTTCAATAGGTGATAATAAAGTGATTTCAAGTAATTTAACTTTTATAAAAAATTTAACAAATGATTATGCAATATTTAGAGGTCATTTTTTAACAGATAATCAAATGCAAGTCTCAATTAAATTTACTACAAATACATCTGCTAAAAGAATATTATTAACTAATTTTTCTATAAAACGTCTCATACTAGATGCATTTGATTTACCTATTACTGATGGATTAAAATCATATATAAATGTTGAAGAAAGTTTTTATAGTCAATATCCAAATATATTAAAAGATTTAAGTGGTTCTGGAAATGATTTTAATATAAATTCTAGCATAACTGATTATAGTGATAAATATATTAATATACATCAAACTTCTATTTTTTCAAGTCAAACTGCGCACGATGTACTCTCTATTAATAGAAATATTGCCCAAATTCCATTTACCATAATTTTGAATATTAAAGGAAATAGTGGTCTTAACACTACATCACAAGGTCTATCATTAACTTTAAACAAAAACAAAAAAGAAATCGCAAGTGAAGAATTAGCTTTCTCTAATATTCAACTAATTACTGAAGATAGTATAAAATCAAACAATTATAAAAATATATTAAATATTCCTGGTAATAATAACACTAGTTTAGTTTTATATGTAGACCAAATATACGGGTATCCAGTTCTTAAACTTGCTGATAAATATTATAAATTAAATTATAGTATATTTACACAAGAAGATAATTATTTTAGTATAATTGGTAATCCTAAAAGTTTATCTGCAAATAAAGGTTTAGAAACAATTGATACTGGTTTTGAAGTTTCACTTTATGTTAATAATATTTTAGTTGCAAGTTTACCTTCTACACCATTATATTTTAATGATAATCCTATTTCGTTAAACAATAATGAAGATTTTGATGGAATGTTCTATTCTTTACTCATTTATGATGTTAATTTATCACCTAACCAAATTGGACAAATAATTAATTATTTAAGAATGAAAAAGCTATCCATAAACAATAATGATGATGATGATGTTAATCAAAACATTAATGGTAAAACTTCTAATGGACCCGTAACAAGTAGTAGTTTAAGTAATACTTATGGTCAACCAATGCTAGGAAATAATGATTCAGAAGAAGAAATAACAGATGTTGTATCATCACAAAAAACTTATGATAAAAATTGTCCTGAAGTTTATTATAAAAATGGAAGATACTGGATATATATTAAACCAAATAGTTGTTTAGCTAAAAAATTAGGATATTGCGGAGAACGAGATTATGGACGTAATAGAAAGAATGCAAAACGTATTTTTGAAACAAACTTCCCAAATTGTAAGGTCCCTACTATTTTATCCGGATTAAATTATGAAGGTGATATGAGCAATTGTCCATTTGTTATTCACCAAGATAATCCTTGCTCATACGATGAATGCCGCAATGTAGATTGGTCTAAATCAGATTTGAACTTAAATAAGAGATGTAGAATGAGAGTAAATCATTATTGTATGTTAAATAATAGGTTAGACCCTGCTTGTGTATGTTGGAGAAAGGAAAATATGAAATGTGCAAAATGTAGAAATTGGCGTTCACAATTTGAGGAACCCACAAAATGTGATTTAGGACGCAGAGATATATCAGAACATCCAGATTTTGACCAATACATTAAAAAGGATAAAATACCTTGCTGGAATTGCAATTTAAATGCACCAAGTTATGGAAATAACGGCAAATGTGAAAGTTAATTTTTTTATTTAATTTTTATCAATTGATAAAAATTAATTTTGTCGTTATATTGTATTATAAATGGCTACTTTTTTAAATAATTTAACAGGTTTTTTTAATACACAACCTTCTTATGATACTAGTTTATTTCCATATTTTACAACACCATCACTTTATAATAATGCAACTCAAAATTTATATGTAAAAGCAAGTAATACTAAAAGTAATAACCCAACTAAAGCAAATCAAATAAAAGATATTTTAATAAATAGTCCATCACAAATAAATGCTCCTTTACTTTCAGTAAATGACTTTAACCAGGTAAAAACATATGGTAATCAAATGCAACCGCAGATGCAATATAGTCCAGGTCAATCTTTAGCAACTATTCCAAATGCCCAATTACAGATTGTGACTGAAATAAATAAACTTAAAGATAATAATTTTGTATTTACACTAAATACAACTGTTCAAGTTGATTTAGATAAATTATTTCAAGTTCAAATGCAACAAACTAGTCATTTTCAAAAATTGAAAAATTTAAAAAATAGATTAACTGGCAATAAACAAATATCTCTTTTAGCATTGGCTTGCTTATTAGGTTTAGAAGGTGTTGTTGCATACTTTGTTTATAATGGAGCAATACCGGGAGAATTAAATAATAACAATAAAGATACAGGATATATTTTTATTTATAATCAAATTAAAAATGGATTATTAACTTTAAATAAATTAAAGCTTATTCTGTTAATATTATGTTCGGTTAAAAATGGTGCAGCTTTAAGTCGTTTAGCTAAAGGACAAATTAAAAGTAATGGTAAATCAATTGAAACCCAAAAATCAGTTTTACATTTGTTAGTTGAAAACTTTTTATTACCTGTATCGGACAGCCAAGCAGATTTACAAAAATCCAATAGGGTTCAAGCATTAGTAACACTTGGTTTCCAACCAAATGCAAATCCATCTCCTCAAAATATTACTAGGGCGTATAGACAACTAGCTTTACAAATTCATCCCAACAAAACTCAAAACACTACAAAAGATCAATTCCAAAGAGTTAAAGAGGCATATGATTATTTATCTCAGCAACAACTACCTATGGCTGGAGGAGATACTTCTACTGCAATTGTTCCTTATGGTCAATTACAAGGGCAAAGCTTACAATCTTTACCTGGACAAAAATATTTAGGATATGAATTATTAAAATTCATTCTTCAGGCAAATTCACAAAGATTGCCAAATAAAAGTGTTATAGAATTCTATTCGGATATAAATGCATTAAGCACTCCCTCTGAATTATCCCCTCTTTTCACTTTATTATTATTTCCTCCTGATTTTTCAAGGGTTCCACAATCATCAAGCAATCCTCTCTCTGAAATAGTCCAATTATTCTTAGATAAAAAAGCAAGTACAACATCTATACCAAATCCCAAACAAATAAGTTCATTTAATATTTGTGAATTTTTACAAATTGATACTAGATTAGACCAAAATACTAAAAAAGTATTAATGAGTAATAATTCTATTCAAAAAACTTGTAATACAACTTTTGGAATGAGTCAAAATCAACAAAAATTTAAAGAATTACAAAAAAAATATAATACATTACTTACCCTATATGCAAGAACTACTGGACAATCACCAAACAGAATAAATCAATCCTTATCCCCATCTTATAATTACAAAAATCAACAAACGTCAATGCAAAATCAACAATCCTTGGTACGAGTACAAAACGCTGGAGCTAAAGCAACATTACGTACCTTCCATTTCGCCGATAATAAAAAATATAGTCACAATGTATTCCGTGCAATAAGGCCAATAAATGCAGGTAGACTTGCATTTGAATTTATTAGAGACCATTATCGTATTGGTGGAAGAGAAATAGTATTTACTATTATTGATAAACATAATAAGAAGCATTATAAATATGTTGCAAGAAATGATAAAAAATTGGGTGTTGTAATACATACTGCTTAAAAAAATATACTTAAAAATTTTCTACTAATTAAGAAAAATGAAATTCATTCTTCATATTTTATCTAGTATTTCGCCGCTCCTCTTTTTCTTCGGAGGTTTCACTTATTCCCTTCTTTATCAAAATAATTTTGGCTACTATTTCTCATTTATGGTTCTTTTTCTTGGTGAACTTGGAGGTAGATTTCTAAAATCATTTTTTAAATCAGTCTTCCCTAATAAAGAATGGATGGAAAGACCCAATCAAAATGCACCATGTACTTTTTTCCTAACTAAACATAGTAAACCTTCCTGGGGATTTCCTTCTGGTCATGCACATACAACTTCATTTAGCTTAACTTTATTGCTTCTTTATCTGTGGAAATTAACAAATGAAGCATTGGACAAAAAAATTTTCTTCACTATGATTGCATTACTATTTATTATGTATGTTTCCTGGAGTAGAATTACTTTAGAATGTCATAATAAATATCAAGTGCTTGCTGGTATTACTTCGGGATTTATTTTAGGAGTTTATGCATATTTTCTTTATGTAAATTTTCAAAATTTAGCTAGTCAAGAAGAGCAATAATTATTTAAGGCACAATATTGTTTTAATGAATAACTCTGAAGTAAAATAAATTTCTAAATACAAATAAAGACATATGAATATATATTTTTATTTTATAGTTATTATACTTTTAGCATTATGCATTCTTGGATTACAAACAAAAAGTACTGAATTGTCTTCTGATATTAGAAAAGAATCAATTGAAAACTTTCAAACATCCTCATCAAATCAAATAAATAATGGCGCATCTACTTTTTATGATTGGGGATTAATTGGTCAAAATAACAGGGAAATATTAGATGATAGTGAAGAACAAGATATGATAAGTGAAGAAGTATGTTCTGGTAAAAAGAAAAAAGTAAAACCAGAAAAATGTAGTAGTTGTAATTCTGGAAAAACTTCCGTTGAAAATAACTATTATATTTATCAAAAAAATAGGCCATCTCCTTGCGATAAATGTGATATAACCAGACACCCAGATATTAATAAATATGTTCTTAAAAGCAGCGTACCAGCTTGTCCTGATATGAGCAAATATGCACCAAAAACTATGTTAAATAACTTACCTGACATGAGAGAGTATATCAAAAAATCTGAAATACCACCTTGTCCTCCTAAAGTTGATTTAAGTAATTATATTAAAAAATCAGAGATTCCATCTTGTCCATCTACTCCTGATATGAGTAAATATGTATTAAAATCATCTATACCAGCAACGCCAAAATGTCCTACTTGCCCTATCTGTCCATTATGTCCAGTATGTCCACCCAGCTATAAACATGTAGAAAATGATCCACGTTTTAAAGAATGGATAATAAAATATAAGGAAGAACAATCTAAGATATTACATCGTGAATTTATACGTAGAGATACTTGTGAGAAAGAGAATAGAGCAGATTATACTAAAGGATATAAATCTGGAAAGGATAGTGCTTATAAAGAACTTTCAAGTGAATTAGGTTCAGAAGTTAAAGATTTACTTAAAAAAGATAATTGCAAAAATGTTGGAGACTACAAAGAATTATTAGGAAAATACGAAGAGATGAAAAAAGAAAACGAAAATTTATTAAGACAAATTAATAAAAGAAAAAGACAAACTGAAATTATAATAAAAAATAGAATGAATAGTGCACAAAAACCCAATAATACTATATATAATAATCTTAAACAAGAACAAGAAGAGCAAGCTAGAATACAAGAAGAACAAAGAAGAACAATGGGAGGATTATTTGTTACGTCTAATAAAGCAAAACAAGATAATCAAAAAAAAACAATGGGAGGATTATTTGTCAGTTCAAACAAACAAATACCTATGCAAAAAAAACAAGTAAACCAAGTTATATCAGAAGAAAATTGTAATAATGATTATTTAAATATGAGTTGTAATAGAGGAGAAGGATATTTTTTAGGAAATAATGGCAGATACAATTTTAATTCATAAAAATTTACCAAATAATTTTAAGATATGTTTTATACATATTAGTATCATCAAAATATAATTCGTAACCTTGCTTTGAAAAAAAATATAAATATTTATCATAAACTTCTTTACTATCAATAAAATTAATATTGTACAATTCAATTTTGTTCATTCCTTTCTTTATAGCTCCTCTTATTTGCTGGTTTATATAATTTATACCATCTCTATTTTCTAAATAGATATAATACAAAGTTTTTTCCATGCATTGATTCGCAGATGGCATAATTACTTTTTCTGAATATTTATCATAATCCAAATCATTTGCTCTATAGTAAGAGGTTTCTAAATACCTATCCGCAGGTTTTATTTTTATATCTTTGGAAAAAGAAGGATTAAATTTTTCAATTACATCCTTATAACTACCGCGGAATATTTCAGTGTTTTCTCTTTGTTCCCAACCATTCTTATCTAATCTTGATATTTGCCAAGTATTATTTCCTATATTATCTTTTGGGTTCATCCCTTAAAAAATAATAAATTTTTTAAATTTGAATTATTTTTTAATCTAGTAATAAAAATATTTCCTTATTAAATTTTAATGGACTTTCCTATTTTATATAAAAAAGAAAACGATAAGATACGTTTCTGGAAAATTTATATTATAAATAAAAATAGTAGTGCAGAAATAAGAACCGAATATGGATTAATTGGTGGTAAAGTAACGAAACCAGCCCCTCAAATTATTGACAAACCAATCGGTAAAAAAACTCCTTTTGAAAGAGCTATTCAGCTTGCAAAGACTAAATGGGAAAATTATCAAATAACTAAAAAATATAGTACAAATAAAATTTCTAGTTCTAGTTCTAGTTCTAGTTCTAGTTCTATAAATTTTCAGCCAATGAAACCATCTAATTATGAAAAAAATTCTGGTCATATAAATTTCCCTGCTTACTTACAACCTAAATTAGATGGATTCAGATTATTTGTTTATAAAAAAAATGGTTCTTTATTAATGTTGTCAAGGCAAGGAAAACCAATTGAACATCTAATGAATTTACGAAAAGAGTTAGAAAAAATATTTGAGAAATATCCAAATATAGTATTAGATGGAGAATTAATTGGAGATGGTATTGATATACATAAGTTAAAAAGTTTATTATCAAGAAAGGAATTAACAAATATTGAAAAAAAAGAAATAGAAAAACTCACTTATAATATATTTGATTTGATTGAGATAAATAACTTAGAAATATCCTTTCACAATAGATTAGAATTATTAAAAAAAATAGTTAAAAATTATAAATATATTAGATTAACACCAACTTATATAGTAAAAAATAAGGAAGAAATTAATAACTATTTTACAAAATTTATTAATGAAGGAAAAGAGGGAGCAATAATAAGAAACTTTTCGGGAAAATATAAAATGCGTGCTTCTTCAAAGGACGTGCAAAAAATAAAGCTTTATTTTGAAGAAGATTTTGAGATAGTTGATTTTGATGAAGGTAAAGGAGAAGAAAAGGGTGTTGTTATTTGGATAGTCAAGTGCTTAAAAAATAAGGATAGAACTTTCCGAGTAAAGCCAAAGGGTAGCCGAGAGCAAAAAAGAGAGTGGTTTAAAAAGGGAAAAGAGTATATAGGTAAAAAATTAAAAGTATATTTTTTTGAAAAAGATAATGATGGATGTGTTGTAAGACTAAAAACTGGTGAAATGAAATAAAATAAATATATTGCTTTAAGACATAAAGATAATGAAAATTGATGGATTACCAAAATTATTAGATAATCTTTTTAGAGAACACTCTGGAGAAATGAATCCATACATCTTAAAATTTTTTACTTATAGTGAAACACTAACATATATACTTGCATGCTTATGCGTATTGGTTGGTTTTGTATTTTCCTTTAAAAATTTAGGAAAGTTCGTAATAAAAAAAGGAGAAACATATTCTGATTTAATAAAAACAAGAATAAGTATAAGTAATTTTGTTAATTTAAGTCTTACATTTATTTTAGCAGGGCACGTTATTAGATTAATTTATAGTTCCCATATTTCAACTATTTTATTTTTAGTAATAGTCATATTAGTAAGAGAACTTATGATATATTATTTAGATAAAGAGATTGAAGAATTACACCATTCATATTATAAATATATTAGCAGGGAACAAGGTAATAGCACTAGAAATAAACATCACTAAGATGTTTGTATATATTTTTGTACTATTTCTTTTTCAAGACGATAGTCATCCTTTTCAAAACAATAATTTTCAAATTGTTCGCTAGTTACAATCCATTGTAAATAGGAGACTGGAACTTTATTTAGTATCTCACCCTTATATTTACCCTGCATTAACTTGTAATTACCTAAACCCTCTTTCTTATTGATAAACTGACTACTATAATCCTCTAATGCACCTTGAACTGCTAATTGATCAACTATACGATTTCCATTACTATGTTCATCTGTTAATGAAGTATGAGAATAAACATGGATAAAATTAATATCATAATCTTTTAAAAGTTTTAATACTTGAATTATTAAATCTTTATTAGGAACTTCACCTGATTTTCCTCTTGCTCCACTTGTTTGTCTGAAATTATTATGAGCATACCTTGCACCAGTTCCAGTACAAATCAGGATACTATATTTAGAATCAGTATATATATTTAATCTGAATTCTTTGGATGGTTTAAATATCTTAATTGCTTCAATTATCGCAGTTAATTCTGCACGATTATTGGTTCTTTTGGTATAATTAAGGGGTACTGCTCTCTTAATATTTTTAGAGGGAATATAGATGCCATATCCTGCACATTTTTTACCATTTTTAGTAAAAAATGACCCATCCGTGTAAACATTTATAGTGTCTTTTTGTTCAGGTAAGAATTGGTCAACTTCTTCTTCATTATCATTACTTGATTCTTTTGAACTCTTATTTATTTTTTTGACTTCAAAAAAGTTTGTTAATTTCTTAGTAACTTTTGGTTTAGCGTTTCCATTAGAGACAAATTGATTTGCATCAGAGATGGAAAAGAATTTTTTATATTTAGCATTTGGAAAACCTTTTACGTTTTCTTCGCATTCCTTCCAGGAAGAATAGATTCCTGGTTTTTTTCCTACAGATACTGCATAAAATGTTGGCATATCTATCTTTTATAATTTAAAAAAGATAAATTAATTCAATTTTTATTCAAATTTATCATTAAGTTCTTCTAAGTTAGCCTTTAACCAACTAGCGATTTCACCTTTATTAAATTTGTATGGTGATATTCTTGTAAAATTATCATAAAATTCATTTGCTTCTCTGCGACCGAGTTGATTTGGTAATCTACTCAAATACGTTCTTAATGATGCATTAAGTAAATAATTGGGTAAATTATCCTGATAATTTCCAAGGGGCATCCAAAAATAGCCATATATCTCAAAAGAACTATTAAAAATGAGTCTTCCAGCTGGATTTTGAATTGATGTAATTGGAACATTAAAATCATTTGGATTTCTCAATAAAGGTAATCTATACATTTGAGTTTTTCCAATTTGTCTAGAGACTTTTTGTTTATTTGGTTTTAATCTGTAAACAAAAAAACGAATATTATTTATTGTTCTTTCTTCTCCAGTAGGATTTGCAATATTATCAATATTTATTTTAGTTTCTTCGGTAAATTCTCTTTTTGCAGTATTTAATTCAGTTTCTCTTCTTTCAATGGAACCTTTTGGCAATCCAATTTTTGGCATAAATTCAGTAAAATTTATTTGACCATTGCGATTTACCATTTCATCAGTGTGGAAATAGTAATAATCTGAATTTGTCCAAATTAAATAAAATAAATAACCCATAAAATTATTCCTTTGTCTACTATTACGCAGTTTCCTATAAATTTCAAAATATTTTGGTGCATGTCTACTTATTAAATTTGATAATTGCTCACTAGGATATGGAAATAATCTTTGAACAACAACAAATACATTTTTCCCACTTTGATCTAAAAGGATAATGCCTGCTTTTCTAACCATTTATCTAATAAATAGTAATATTTTTATTTTCTGAATAAAATATATGGTACTCATTTTAGGACCACATATTGAAATTAATAATGGAATAATAAATGCTATAAAAGATGTTAAAAAAATGAATGGAAACACTATGCAAATTTTCACAGGTCCTCCTCAATCATTTGAGTTAGGGAAAGTAATGTCATTGAATGAAGAGGAATTAGAGAAAATTAATTTATTTCGTCAAAAAGAAAAATTCCAAATAGTTATTCATTCCAAGTATATTTTAAATTTTTCAAAACCATTAATACCCAAAAATAAAATATTTCTTGTAAGATTCGTTCAAGACCTAAATTTAGCTAAAAAAATTGGTGCAATTGGGGTTGTTCTTCATTTTGGTACTGCAACAAATGGCTTAACATATAAAGAAGCTATTTCTAATATGGCTAGATCTTTAACTTCGTGTCTTGACCACGCAGATAAAAAAACAACACCAATCTTAGAAACCTCTAGTGGAGAAGGTTCATATATCGGAAGAACTATTGAAAATATGAACGAGGTATACCGCCTTTTATCAACTACTCATCAAAAACGAGTAAAATTTTGCATTGATACTTGCCATATTTTTGTGGCAGGATATGCTATTCATAAAAAAGGTGGTTTTACAAAATATATTAAAGATTTTGAAAAAATAATTGGGAAAAATAAGATTGCAGTTATACATCTGAATGATTCTAGAACACCTTACAATGGTAAAAATGATAGGCATGATGAAATAGGAAAAGGATATATTTTTAATCCAGAATTAGGAGGAAGTCTAGATGCACTTATTGAAATAGTTACTTACGCAAATAAAAATAGTATTCCAATGATTCTAGAAACTCATCAAAACTTTCCTGAACAAATTCAATTTATTAACCGACTTATTAAAGGAAAAATGAAAGGTGGTACTTCTCTCAAAGAAGATTTAATTGAAAGATTTACTGAACTAATGGATATTCATAAAGCTCTAGGGAATATTCATCAATTTCAAGCATATAAAAATGTAGTTAATAAGCTAAAATTATTAAAAAAAGATATAAAAACATCGGCGAATGTAGCAGATTTAGAGGGTTTTGGAAAAGGTATTCTTTATAAGATAGATGAATATAGTGAAACTGGTAAAATGGCAGTATTAAATGAGTTAAAATCGGATAAAAAAGTATTTGCATTATATGAGCTGCAAAAAATATATGGTATTGGACCTGCATTTGCTAAGAAACTAATTAGCCAGGGGATCTATACTATTGATGATGTAAAAAAAGGAGTAAAAGATGGTAAAATAAATTTAACGGATAATCAATTATTAGGATTAAAATATTTTGATGATTTAAATAGTAAAATAGATAAAAAGAGTGCAGTAAAAGTAGTTAGTTACTTAAAAAAAATACTAAAGGAAAATATTTTATTAATGGGTGGTTTTCGTTTAGGTAAAAAGTTTGGTAAAGATTTGGATTTAGTAATAGTTAAAGAAGGTGGTAGTGAAGAAATTTTAAATAAATTAGAGGTAAAGGGATTGGTTAGAGGGATTTTAGAAAGAGGAGATAAAAGTTTAACATTATTGGTTAAGGTTCCAGATTATAAAAAAGTAATACATATTGATTTTCGGTTTAGTAGTAAAGATACTTTGCCATTTTATACGTTATATTTTGGAAGTGGTGAAAACTTCAGTAGAAAAATAAGACAACAAGCAAAAGAGAAAGGATATAAATTAAATGAGATGGGATTAATTAATTTAAAAACAAAGGAAACAAAACTTTTTAAGACGGAAAAAGAAATATTCAAATTTTTAGGCATAGATTATGTAGAACCTGAAAAAAGATTATCTTATTAAATAAAAATAATAAAAAATGTTTAATATTTTTAGTTTAAAAATATTTACCTATATTAAAAAATAAAATGGAAGTATCGTTGTCCCAAATTAACTATTGGAATAGTTCGCTTGTCACAATTCCCTTTTTCTTAGCGTTACAAAATGTGGTGAGTAATAATGACGTTAATGGGATTGCAGCAAACCGCAAACAATTACAGCAAATCAATTTTGATTTCCGTCACCTTGTAGAAACACAGGGTAAAATTACCAATCAAAAGAGTAGTGGTCGTTGTTGGCTCTTTGCTGGTTTAAATGTATTACGGAACAAAATGATTAAAGAATATAAATTAGAAAATGATTTTGAGCTTTCACAAAGTTATTTATTTTTTTATGATAAACTTGAGAGAGCAAATTTTTTCTTGGAGACAATTATTGCAAATCGCACTAAGGATTTAGATGACAGAGTAATTCAACATGTTTTTGATGACCCATTATGTGATGGTGGTCAATGGGATATGTTTGTAAACTTAGTAAAAAAATATGGGGTGGTTCCTAAAAATGTATATAGAGAAACTCATCATAGTAGTAATAGTAGGAGGATGAACTGGGTACTTACTTGGAAATTGAGGCAATATGCTGAAAATATTTTTGAGAATAAGGAGATGAGTGAAGAAGATTTACGTAGAAAAAAACTTGAATATATGGAGGAGTATTATCGTCTGTTATCACTATTCTTAGGAACACCACCTGCTGATTTTGATTGGTCATATACGGATAAAGAAAAAAAATATCACCAAGTTAAAAATTTAACACCCAAAGATTTTTATAAAATGACGAATGTTAATCTTGATGATTTTGTATGTTTAGTAGATGACCCACGGAATGATTATTATCAACAATTACGAGTAAAGTATTTGGGAAATGTTGCGGAAGGTAAAGCTGTAACATATTTTAATGTCCCAATTGAAGATTTAAGTAGAAGTACGGCTGGCAGTATTCGTGGGAATGACCCAGTATGGTTTGGTTGTGATGTAGGAAAATGGTTACATCGGGATACGGATTATATGGATACTAATTTATTTGATTATGATGAACTTTTTGATACAAAATTCAAGATGAGTAAGAAGAATAAATTAATTTATCGTAATTCAATTATGACTCATGCTATGGTATTTACTGGTTACGATAGTAGGGAGAGAAACAATAGTGTAAACCAATGTGTGGAAGAGGATATTACAAAATGGAGAGTTGAAAATTCTTGGGATGCAAAGGGAATCCAGAGTGGATATTATACTATGTCCCAGGATTGGTTTAAGGAATATGTATATGAGGTAGTAGTACATAAGAGTTATTTGAGTGAAGAATTAAAAGAAAGATTGGAGGGTGAGGTAGGAGTCAAGGATTTACCTCCTTGGGACCCAATGGGTTCATTGGCATAAATTTTTTGTAATAAAAAATAGTTTAAAGTTTATAATACTAAAAATAGTAAAATTTAGTATTATAAAAATATAATGGGTAAAATATTTCAGGATTCAGTTCATGGTTTGATTGAATTATCAGACATAGCAATAAAAATTATAGACACACCAGAATTTCAGAGGTTGAGAGAGATAAAACAATTAGGAGCGGCCTATTACGTGTTTTCAAGTGCAAGTCATAATCGTTTTGAGCATTCATTGGGTGTTGCATATTTAGCTAAAAAATGTTTAAAAGAGTTGAGAAGTAATCAACCAGAATTAAATATTAGTGATAATGATATTTTATGCGTGGAGGTTGCTGGTTTATGTCATGATTTGGGCCATGGTCCATTTAGTCATATTTATGATGATGTTTTTTTAGCAAAAAAATTGGAATCAACACATCGTTATAGGCATCACGAGATGCGTTCAATAGCAATCTTAGAGATGATTGTAAAAAAATATGGTATAGAGATAGATGAAGAAAAATTAAAAAAGATGCAGGATATGATTGAGCCAAAGGATAAAAAATTGCAAAAAAACTTTTTATATCAAATTGTTTCCAATAAAGTAAATGGGATTGATGTGGATAAATTTGATTATTTAATAAGGGATACATATGCGATGGGTTTAAAATTTGGATTTGATTATAGTCGTTTATTTTATCAATGTCGTGTAATAAATGGAGAGATATGTTATAACCACAAGGAAATTTTTAATGTATATGAGATGTTTCATACAAGGTATAGATTGCATAAGCAGATTTATTCGCATTTAATTATAAAAAAGGTTGATATGATGTTGGCGGATATTTTTAATTATATAGATAAATCAAAAAATCCAATGTTATATTTATCGGATGCTTATGATGATTTAGAAAAATTTTGTAAAATAACGGATAATATATTGGAGAAAGTAGAATGGGTTTATGAGATGATGGGGCAAAATGTAGATAAAAATATAGAGAATGCGTATAAAATATGTCAAAGATTAAAAAACCGGAATTTTTATGGGGTAGAGAAGGAGATATTTTTATCTGAGAGGGATAGTTTAGATGAAATTATAGAGGAGTATAATTTAGGAAATAGCGAGGAGTATTGTTTCTCGTTAAGAAAAATAGGATTTACTAATAACAATTTGAATCCATTATTTCGGGTTAAATTTTTTAATCGTAACGAGATACTAAAAAAGAAGGAAATAAATAGCCGGATTGGAACTATTTTACCGAAATGTTTTGAAGAGAGAAGTTTGATTATTTTTAAAAAATAAAAAAATTAAAATATGTATTATAAATATAATGGGAAAACCTAAATGTGGATACCAATATTATAACCAAGAATTAATTGATAGTAATCCAGAGTATAAAAGAACGGATACATTTTTAAGATTTTTATTATGTAACCAAGAATCTATTCAACAATTATATAATGCATGGTATTTAGCAAGACAATTACCGGCTGAGGGACGTTATTATTGTTATAGATTTTTCAATATTTTTACCTTACCTGGACCAAATGGTGAGCCTGGATTATCAAGAGATGACCCAGCAAATAGCAAAGTATATAGTAGTACGCGTATTTTCCAATTTTGGTTAATAGCATCAAAAATGGGAGAAGATGCTGAATATAACAATAAGGTATTAACAGAGAGAAAAGTTTTAGTACAAAATCCATATAATAAAAACGATTATCAAGAAGTGTATTTAGATGATTTAGATATTCAAGTTTTAATTTTATTAAGACAGAGAATACAATTTGAAGAATTTTATGTTTCTGGACGTTTAGCATTTTCGTTTGTTGCAACTGGTCGTTATTATTGTTTTTTAGTAAATGGTTTCTATGATTTCAATGGTGAATTATTGGCTCCATTAGTTTACAATGGTAGAGCACTTAAAGAATTATTTATGGTATATTCAACAGATTTTGCAAACTTTACTTCACCAACAGGAGCGAAATGTTTATTAAATAGATGTGAAGGTAAAGATGAACCAGTAAATTAAATTTTTTTTTGTTAAAGTATTTTACTTTAACAAATTAGATTAAGTAAAGTATTTTTTTTATAATATATAGATATGACTGATAAATATTGTGAAAATTATGCATCACAAAATTGTATACCATATTTTAATTTAGATTTTGCAAAATTAACGGATGCAGATTTATTTATTATGCGCTCTTTAGTTGAACAAATTTATCGTACGGATATATTTAAAGCTGTTACAAATGCACAATTATTAAAATCCCTAAGTAGGACCTATTGTTATAAATATTACCCACTTGATAAGAAATTAGACCCTAAAATATATGACCAAAATGAATTAGTAGCGTTGTACTTTATATCTTGTATAGTAGATGATCCTTATACTATTGTTCCGTGTAGTCCAGGAAATGAGCATAATTGTTCTGAATATACTATAGATGAGAACGGATTACCATTTAAAATAAAGTTAGATGAGACTGATAAAAGTTTTGTAGTTATTTTAAAGGGTGCTAATTTTTATAATCATTTGTATGATGGTTTAGAGATGGCGAAAGATTACAAATCCCGTGGAAAACAATATTATTATTATATGCAAACACCCAAGTGGTTTAAGCCAGAACAGCAATTTAATGTTTCTATGCCTGGACATAAATTAATTTTGTTGTGGTATAATCGTGATTACGTTTTACAAATACCATCTCTCTAATTTAAACAATTTTACAATTTTTTTCTAAAAAAATGTAGGAATAAAGTATGTATCAAAAATATTACGAAAATAATACTATAATATTGGCTAATAAAATGTTGCCAATTGAATTAGAAGGTAAAACCGATAGAGAAATATTTAAGTATTTAACAGACAAAAATAATATAAATCAAACATTGCGAGCTAAATTAAACTATTTTAATAATGAAGCCAATAGAGCTAAGGAAGCACGACAAGAAGGTCGTTTATATTGTTGCTTTAAAATTCCTTGGATTACTTCATCAGGTTTAAAATATTTATCCCAGCAAGATATTATATTATTGAACTATTTTATTGAAACAAATCCAAAATCACCTTTTGTATCTCAATTTGCCCTTGCTGTAAAAATATCAATAGATTTATCTTTTTATGCAGTTTTTAACAAACAACAACAATCCCTTTTAAAAGAAAATTGTGGCTATTTATTATTTGACAAAACTATAATTAAAAAATAATAATAAACTAGTTTAATATTTTTAGTATTAAACTAATATAATATAATACTAAAAATGAGTGATTTAGAAAAAGAATTTTTTATATCAGGAAATAAAGTATTAGATGCAAGTTCAAGAATTTTATTATCTACCGATGGTGGTAATTTAGAATATTTTAATTTTGATAGATATATACCAAATGCATTTAGATTTTATTTAAGTAGTAAATATTGTTCTTATGAGGAAATGTTATTAGCACGAGACCCAAATGGTAGTTTACTAAGAGAATTATTACAGTATGGGTTTATTTACTCATTTAATTGGGAAATTATATTAGCAACAATATTATTAAAAGACGGCGATAGTCCAGAAGTTATATATCAAAAAAATTTTTTGAGAAATAATTTTTTAAAATTTGCTTTATTATGTGAAAAAGCAAATATTTTTAAAGGCCAAGGAAAAAATAATTGTGGTAATTTTATAGTACCTTGGGAAACTTATTATAATGTATATATTATCCCACAATCTATTTTTATTCCAACTCCACCAGTTATAGAAATACAAAAAGCCCAGACGCAACCACTTACCTTTCAACAAATGAGTGCTATATATAATATTGGTTCCACAGCAAGACAATTATCATTTCTTACCTATGAAACATACACTCCGAAATCTATTATCCCATCAAATTTTTTTAATAAATTTGTACCTAGTAACCCGTGTGAAATACCATATACATATTTCACATTTATTACACTACCTGATTATGTAAATACTGGATTAGATTTATTTAATGCTTTATATAATGCATCTGAAATGATTTTGCAAGGAAAAAATCCTGGAATACCATCACAATTTCAGGAATATTTTACATATGATATTGCATCTTATTATTATTCTTTTTATAATCCTATAATAATTTCACGTGAAAAATTATTATCTATGGATTTATAAATTTCCTGATAATGGAATAGTTAATATAGAGTCTATCATAATTTGTTCATTAAATGACTTTTTACCTTTTTTTACTTTTACTGGTGTTGCCCTAAGTAATTCAATAGAGTCAAAGTCTAAATATTTTTTCTGAACCTCCTTATCATATTTTATATTTGGAAATGGGATTTGATTAAAATAAGGATAATTTCTATTTCCAATTTCTTTTACTTCATATTTATTTGCATTTTCTTGTAAAAATTGCTTTTGCATAGTTTTATTCAAACGAAATAAAGGAATCATTGGTAAATTTTCATATAATAAATTCATTTCTGTATATTCATCAAAATATGACTTTATATAGGGCACTATAATTTTTTCAATGCTACTTTGAGGGTCTTCATAAGTTAAACCTAAATATTTAAAACTATTTGATTGTCCAGTAAAAGTATATCCATTTAAATAAAGACGATGAGAAGATAATTTTTCACCAATTGAAAATAATAAAGGACTCATTAGATTTTTTAATTTAGGCTCAATATTATCAGATAAATAGCCAATATATACAAAAGGAGTGTATATATTTTGCACACGTGTTTGAGGACTTAAAATAGAATATTGATTTTGTAATTGAGTTTGTAAATCTTTTATTTTACTTGAGCTTTCTTTGTTTTTTCTATCAATACTAAAACTTTTTCCAATAAAATAATGATGTGAATGATACTCTGAAGAACTTTCCATAATTATAATATAATATATTTAGATTTAAAATTCTATTATTTTAAGATTATAATTTACATAATCATTGACTTCAACCTCACTTTCTAAAGAGTAAAGTAAAGTTTTTTTTCCATCAATATATTTTTCTTGTGAAATAACCTTATAGTTATGTAATTTAACAATTTGTCTCAAAATTGTTACTAATTTTTTTTCATTTAAATTAGTAACATATTTATCGTATTTGCAAGGTATATAATAATTTTTAAGTTCTTCTTTATATGATTCAAATTTTTCTAAAGTTTTTATATTCACTAAAGTTGCTCTTGAAAATTTTCTTCTATCATCTATGTTTTTTAAACCAAATATTTTTACAAATTCAATAACAAATTCTTTATCCGGTTCTAATTTAAATAATTGGTTTCTTTTCATTTTTGAATAAATCTAATATATCATTATATAAATAATTCCTATTTAAATATTATTAAATTATTACTTTTTTAGTAATTGTAATACCTTACCTATTTTAAACGAACTATGTCTTGCTAATTTATCTGCCAGCATATTTCCATTCCATAAAAAATAATCTTGACTTCTTTTATTCCTTGGTTCTTCCTTATGGCTTCTTGTATGCAAAAATTGTATATTTAATCCCATTTTCTTAGCAGTATATAATAAATGGTCATTACTCTTAATTAAACATAAATTTTTTACTTCTTGATTATTTGCTGTTTTCCAATTTTTAGCTTTCCAACCTGGCAACCAAATAGTTGAAGATTTAATTGCATACTGAGAATCTGATACTATAGTATAATCCTTTTCTTTAGGAATCTTCTTTTCTAACTGAGAATATAGCAATGTTTCAAGTGCTTTATTTATAGCATATAATTCAGTCTTATTGTTTGTTACATTATCTATTAAAAATGGCATACTAATATCAGGTATTTTTAATTTATCAAAATATATTCCAATACCACCAAAAGAACCATATTTTCCATTATTAAAAGTACTTCCATCTGTAAATATATATTTCATTATGTTGTAAACTAATATATTTTATTCTAAATTGTTTTTTTTTATTCAATTTTATTATAAGGTGTACCAATATATCTTGTTGGACGCATTACTTGCTGAGATTGAATATCATTTGAAGAACGCGAATTTCTAGTATCTACAGGAATATGACCTAAAAAATTATTTTGTTTTTGCATATCACTATAAAAATCACGTTGAGTTATTGGATTATACATATTATTTGAAAATGGATTTCTATCACATCTTCTATCTCTAGTTAAATCAGCATATTGATTATTAACATAATTTCCCATAAAATCAGGAACTTCTCTACTAATTTCGTTTATGCGGTTTTCCATTATGTTATTGTTGTAATTATTTGATTGATTCGTTTGGTAACCTGATTGAAAAAAATTTCTATCATAAATATTGGTATTATTTGGAATTTGAAAATCACAAGGTTGTGGTTTATAGGCGGGTAAACTACTTGGAAAATTCATTTCATCTCTTTTTTTATTTTGTCTTGTATCTTCGGGTATAAAGTTCATATTTTTATAAAATATTTTATTCGCTTTAGAATTACAAATTTACTAAAGATTTAATTTTTTTATGATTGCTTTACCAAAATTATCAATTGGTGATATACCATTTTTATCTTTAAGTTTATAGTCTATATTTAAATCAATTAACTTTGAGATAGTACTTAATTTATCTATATGGCTAATTTTTTTATTTGATAGAAGATGTAATGGATTTTGTCCATTTTCATTTATTAAGTTGAATTGTGTTAAATCATAATATTTTTGTAAGGTTATAATCTGTTTTTTGTATTTTACATAATGTAATAAACTATTACCATTATCATCCACAAAGGGTATTTCACACAAATTTTTATACATATATTTTAAAAATAGTTCCAATACATTTTTTTTTGGTTCAAATATATAATAAACTGGAGACATGTGTCGTTTATTTGTAGTTCTCAAAAGAGATTGATTTATGTTATTTACAAATATTAATAACTTAAAAAAATTCTTGTAACCAGATAATTTATTTTGAAACCAAGCATAAGTTATTTTATGCAATATATTATTACCTTTCTTATCCCTATGATGGAGTAACAAATTTAAATTAGTTTTTGGCATATACTTAAAACAATATAAAGCACTGGTAAATTTATCTCCAGTTTTTAAAAGTGCAATAATAAACTGGTATATCTCTTCTGTTGTAAAATTATGATATTCAAGAAAAGTTTTAAATTTTTCTTGAGACATTATGGGTGCATAAGGTAATAATATTTGTTTTTTCAAATTCACCATAGTAATTTCACAAGTGGGAAAAAGTGATATATATTTATTTTGTTGAATTACATATTGATAGTTTAAAATATCAAATGTAAAATTATTTATAAACCACCTATTAAAAAAATAGTATTCGTTTATTTTTTCATAGTTATCAACATAATATTCAAAAAAATACTTATGTTCTTTTGATTTTTTTAATAAATGAGTTGTAAAAAAAATCATCTCTCGATTTAAGTAAATTAATTCTTGGATAAAATCATAATATTCTATTTCTAAAAGTCTGTTAAATAATTTAAAAATAGATACTGGGTTTGTTTTAATTTTATTAAAACATTTACTTAAATCAAATTGATTAAAATCAAAATCCATATGTATGAAAAATATTTAATTTCAAAATAGTTTAAATAAAAAACAACTAATATCTAAATGTCTATTTCTCCGGAAACTGCCTTTAACCTTAACGACTTTAACTTGGATATAAATCCAGGTGACAATTTTTTCCATTATGTTAATGGAAATTGGCTTGATAGTCAACAAATCCCCGATGATTATAATTCGTGGGGAACTTTTGAAGTAATGCACGAAGAAAATCTCGTTAAACAAAAGAGTTTACTTGATAATATGAACCAAGAGAAGGAATATAAAATTTTAAATCAATTTTGGAAACTTACTGAAAATTTATATCAAGAGGAAAATATTGATGAACTAAATGAATATACAAATAAATTTAATAATCTATATAATTCAAACGATAAAAATATTTTTAAGGTACTTGGTTACTTAGCCTCTTTTCAATTTCTTCCTTTCTTTGGATTTTACAATGGTCAAGATGCAAAAAATACTAAAATGAATGTACCTGAATTTTATTCAAAAGGGATTGGTTTGCCAGATAGGGATTACTATTTTGATGAAAACAAAGAGGAAATCAGAGGAAAATATAAAGAATATTTAAAAAATGTTTTAACAAAACTAGGATTAGAATTAGAGGTAGATGAAATTTACCAAATGGAAGAAAGATTAGCTAAATTGCACTATACTAAAGTTGAAAAGAGAGACCCTAATAAAACATACCATCCATATACTATTTCTGAACTAGAAAGCGAATTTGGTTCTCCATTTTTAGATTTCTTAGAAGGATGCGGATATTTTGATAAATATAATAGGAGTGATTATGAACATAAATTTATTGTAGACAATCCAGCATTTTATAAAGAGCTTTTCTCAGTCTTATCAGAATTACCTTCTCAAAAAATTATTGATATCTTACGCTGGAAATTCAGCAATGGTTATGGAAATTTTTATTCCGAAGAACTTGATGACCTTCAGTTTGAATTCTATAAGAAAACACTTTCTGGTCAAAAGAAAAAGATGGATTTATGGAAACGCCGCATTGGTCTAGTAAATATGTATCTTGGCGAACTATTCGGTAAATATTATAGTAAAACATATTTTGACGAAAGTTCCAAAAAGTCAGCATTGGAAATGATTTCGTATGTACAAAGAGCATTTGAAACCAGGCTAAAAAATCTTGACTGGCTTGAAAAAGAAACCATTGAAAAAGCACTTGATAAGTTTTCTACATTCAAGGTCAAGGTAGGTTATCCTGATAAATGGCGAAATTTTGAAAAGCTTTCTTTTGACAATTTTGAAACAATAGTCCAAGCTATATTATTTATAAATCAATTTGATTTTGAACGTGATTTGGATGAAATGTATAAAGAACCTGATTGGGACCGATGGGAAATGAACCCTCAGGATATAAATGCTTACTACCACCCATTAAAGAATGAAATAGTATTTCCTGCTGGAATTTTACAACCACCATTCTTTTCACCGAGCTTTGATGCTCCAGTTAATTTTGGAGGTATTGGAGCTGTTATAGCACATGAAATAACTCATGGATTTGACGATCAAGGAAGGAAATTTGATAGAGAAGGTAATTTGAAAGATTGGTGGACAGAAAATGATAGTACTCTTTTTGAGAAAAGAATTCAAAAGATAAAAGACCAATTTTCAAATGAGGAGATTTGTGGAGAAAAGGTAAATGGAGAATTAACCTGTGGAGAAAATATTGCAGACGATGGTGGAGTAAAAATATCATTTGCTGCAATGAAACTTTATTTTGAAGAAAATGGTCGCTCTCCATCTTATCAAGGATATACTCCAGAACAACGTTTTTTCCTATCTTGGGCAAATATCTGGCGTGGATTAATCAGAGATGAGCACGCAAAACAGTTAATAAAAATAGATCCACATTCACCCCGTATTCTGAGAGTTAATCTCACTCTTTCTAACTTCCATGAATTCTTTAGTGCGTTTGAAATTTGTTCGGTGGCTAAGAGCTTTAAAAACAGCAGTGATCAATTCAATTTATGGTAAAATAGATATTTTAATCTTTTATATTTGATACATATTATATCAAATATATATATTTAAACAAAGAAAAAATATTTTAAAAAATGAAAAAAAATTTTAAAAATTTCTCAAAAACTGGTCACCTCTGAAAAAATTTTGAAAAAAAAAAATTTTCTT